TTAAGACCGTGCGCCCCACGGTTCTTTGGTTTTGAGATTTGTTTTTTGTTTTGTAGGCTGCATTTCTGCATTTAATTGGACTACACCTACTTTTTTATAATAACATAAAATCAATATTTTGTTCGTTTCGTCGCTGTAGCCTTCTTTGTTTTCGCTACGCTCAAATACAATTTGGGCTACGCAACTCAACTCACGCGCCATTCATCCCACGCTCCTAAGAGTGAGACGTGGGGCTTCTGCTGATTAAGCTAAATGTAATCGGGGCAATAGATGGGGCAATTATTATCCCGGATTTACCATTTAAAGAACAACAAGCGATCGCCGAAGATATAGATCGTTCACTAGATAGCTATTCAATGGAAGAGTTATCCGCTTTTTTAGTGAGAATAGGTATTAATTTGGGAACAACTAGGAAGACAAAAGCATGGATGATAAAGACTATTAAAGACTCTTTGAGCGATGGAGGCAGAAATATTCGTTCATACGAAAAAAGAGAATCACTAGAATGTCCTGTTATTTTAGTGAAAAAGATTAAGCGTCATTTGTCTGAGTCACCTAACCTAGATATTGAAGAAATAAAACGAATAGATTGCAATGAGCCATCAACTTATGAGAACATAGGAATACGAGAAATGAAAAAAATTGCTTCTGCCTTGCAAGTTTGTGGATACAGTGTCATGACAAAAGATGAATTAGCCACTAGAATAACCGCAATATCTCAGCAAGTATTCTCAGAATAATCACATTTAGCGGATCGCGATCCGCTCGATCCTGTATTGCTTTATACACCGTCACAGGATCGAATACGTGATCCGCTAACCGCAGTTTAATAACACCGAAGCGCACCGTAGTTAATATTTTTGCGGTACGTTTTTTACTGCGGTATTAAATTAGTAACCCGTAAAATTTTAGTGAATACGGTACGCTTAGGTGAACCGATTTCTGATTATATAAACCGTGATTAATTGATATTGATTGACTATATATATAGTGATTAATTAATAGTAGTACAAATGCTCAAAGCTATATACAGTAAGTGTTTTAAAAAAGTTTTTATAAAGTATTGACAATCTTTTAGGACTATGTAAATATAAGTCAAGTCAATAAAAACAAGTGAGAGAAAAAATGACAACTCAATCATTCAACTTAACTGAACTACGCGCTAAATTTGGCAACCATCAAACAGAGTTAAGCAATGAGATACTAGAAATTACATTAGATAATAAACATGATGTATCTCTCATTGAATTACTAGTACATGATGACAACGAATACTTCTCATTTACTAATCATGCTACTAGCTTAAATGAGTCTTATTGGTTATCAGACGATCATACCGTGACGGTATCCGATAATAAAGATGCAACTACTAAGAACTTATCAAAATTAGAAGGACACGATATTGATGCGATCGCTGACCAGTGTTCTTCCTTATCTTCTAATGAGATGATAGAAGTTATTACTAAATCATTTTTATCATCTGAGGAATTACTTGAATTGATCAATAAATTATCGGCACTAGCGATCAAAGTTTCAAAATCTGAAAATAAACAAGCAGTCAAAGCAAATAGACCAGAAAAAACACAAACTACATCTACTAGGAGAGTAAGTGATAAAAACTTTAATTACTTTAATCTCTTATCTAGTTGGTATAATAGCGCGTTATCAGCACGGGAGATCGCGGCGGATATTGAGTTAAGTAACGGCTATGGCGTGGCCACAATTGCAGAAGACATGAGAGTTATCAAGGTATTGTTAGGTGGTGACAAACTAATACAAGTTAGTAAAGAATGGTGTGATTACATCATCAATTATTGGTCTGAAAATAGCGATACAACTTGGCAGCGTCTACACTACGCATTTTCTAAAGACGGTCGCAAGTGCAGCGATCTTGACATCTTGTGCAACTACGTTATTGATAACGGCGTTACCAAGGAAGATGTCAAAACCGCGATCGCGTCTCAGATCGCGTCTCAAAATTAGAACCAATTAATAGATCGTTATCTGATACATAACGATCTATCTCATTAGTCAATCACAACTTAACAGGAATTAAAATCATGACAGACAACAGAGATCGAATCATAGAATCACTAAAAAGTCAAGTTGCAGAACTTAAAAAAACAGCCGAGCTATTAGTTGAGTTAAATCAAAATAGCCAAGACGCTATTAATAACCTAAAAAACTATTTTGATAATTCTCAGAAAATTTTGGCTAAATTGCAGTTAAGCAATAACAACGCAATTAATAGCGGCATTGAGTGCCAAAAATTAGAAACTAAATTAGTTGAGGTTGATCAATCCGATATCCCACCAACTATCACTCCACCAACTTCTAAACCACCAACTAGCACTCCACCAACTAGCACTCCACCAACTTCTAAACCACCAACTAGCACTCCACCAACTAGCACTCCACCAACTTCTAAACCACCAACTAGCACTCCACCAACTAGCACTCCACCAACTTCTAAACCACCAACAAACACTCCACCAACTTCTAAACCACCAACAAACACTCCACCAACTTCTAAACCACCAACTAGCACTCCACCAACTTCTAAGCCACCAACAAACACTCCACCAACTTCTAAACCACCAACAAACACTCCACCAACTAGCACTCCACCAACTTCTAAACCACCAACAAACACTCCACCAACTAGCACTCCACCAACTTCTAAACCACCAACAAACACTCCACCAACTTCTAAACCACCAACAAACACTCCACCAACTAGCACTCCACCAACTCAGTCCACTAAATAACTAACCACAATACAGCACTATTTTAGTGCTGTATTCTACTATCAAGAAATTATGGAACTAATCACAAATCTAATCAACAATATCAAAACTACATTAGACAATTTAGAACCACTAATCAACTCGATATCAGATAAAACAAAAGATAGATTAGAACGGATAATAGTAGTCTATCTGGGAACTATCAACAGTCAGATCCCGATGTATTCCTCAAATTTTCACTATTTTGGATATTCCTACAAATACGGAATTGTCCGCGTATCGTGCCAAAATCCAGGATACAAAAGCGGGGATCTATTGTCCGGCACTTATCACGATAAGCAGAATTATCTATTCTCTGGAACTATTCACAAAGTTTATTAACTATGGAACTAATATGGAACTAATAACGGATCTAATATCTAGCATCCAGATAACGCTAGATAGTATCAATAAGACTGTTAAAAAGTATCAGTCACAGTCAAAATCAAAAGTCAGTGACAGCAATTTTCAAAAATTATGCGACGACATAATGAATTCAGGTAGAGCCGAAAGAAGTAGGTGGGAACACATTAAGATCGCCGACTTTCAGCAACACCTAGAAGATAGGGATCTAATAAAAAAAGTTCATAGCGCACCTGGTCGCTATGCCGAAATATCTGGGAAGGTATGGTTCGGTAGTGCCGAATATGATTTTTCGTTCCTAAGAATCAACGGCAAAGAGTTTACCTTCTATAGTATCTATGATGATCACCTAACTATAGAAATTCACGTTACCGCAGATCATCCAACCGCAAAAATTCTACTATTAAATCAACTATGGAACTAATAACGGATCTGATATCTAGCATCCAACTAACGCTAGATAGCATCGATAAGACTGTTAAAAAGTATCAGTCACAGTCAAAATCAAAAGTCAGTAGCGATCGCAAGCTACAGATCGCTATCAAAACAGCCCAGGAAATTTGCAGTACCTACGACGCGGTACAACACGGGATCGCCGTTGCTGCACAGCAAGAGGGTGAGAGATACGCCGCGATATCGCTAGAACTGCAAATACAGGGATACGATCCCTATGTATGCCGTCCCAAATATCGGTACTGGACAGAATTTTGTCCAGACGTAGCTATAGGTGTCCTACATACCTTAATGGGAGAATACAGCACACCCGCACTTTTAAACCTGATTAAAAAATTGGTAATAATCGTCAAGCCGTTCCGCGCTCATACACCGGAACAGATAGAGACAAGATCGCTTGGCATCAAACCCTACAAATTCAATTCCTACGCGGTATGGCATAACTCATTCTCAGATCATGGTATGCCCTATGCACTTTGGAGAGAGTGCGGATTTGAATAGCTTGGCGCGATCGCGCCACCTCAGAGTCGGAGTGCGATCGCCTGTTCACACATAGAACCTATGCACAATCTGTTTCAGGAACAGACATCAGCATACGCCAAGAAAATTGGTGCAATGCTTTGGTGGACTGTGCCCAAGTGTTCTATTAGCCGATTGTCTATGCTATTGGAGAATCTATGAGAATTGAAAGAAATACCGAAAAAGACGGTATAGAAATATTCTTTGATGACAAACCCGATCAGGCTTTGCGCGATCGCTTGAGAGGGTACAAGTTTAGATCGACTCGACTCGGTGGAGCCTGGTATTGGTGGGCAAAATACACTCCTGAACGGTGGGAATTTGCTGTTTCATTGACTGGAGTTACCACACCCGCGCCCGTCACTCCCGCCGAAGTTCCAATTACTGTTACATCTGCCGACAATGCGACACCTGCGGTCAGCGATGCGATCGCTGACAAAGTAGATAGCGCGATCGCATACTTACAAAAATTATTAGAGGAAATTTAATCATGGTACTCATAGACCTAAACTCTCTCACCGTGAAAGATAAAATTCACATACTCAGAAAACAGTTGCGGCGGGAATGTCTTGAGAGAGAACATCACATTGATGCCCTGCTTGCATTGTATATCTGCAAGAATCACGGGATCTTACTCGGTCCCCCCGGTACAGGGAAAACATATTTGATTGAATTATTATGCAATGCCCTCGGTGGCAAGTTCTGGTCAATATTGGCCAGTCCCACCAGTAAACCTGATGAGTTCTTTGGTCCCGTTTCTATTCGGGAACTCAAAGACAATGAAGTATATAAACGCAACACCAAAAACAGGCTACCAGAAGCGGAAGTAGCCTACATTGACGAGATTTTCAAAGCCGACATGGATCTATTGAATAGCACTCTCAAGGTGATTAACGAAAGAGTGTTTTTCAATCCGAACGCCCAGGCCGTTCCCTTGCGGTCTTTATTAGCAAGTTCCAATGAAGTCCCCGATAGCGGCAACGCTTTCATGGATAGATTTATCTGGAAAACCTGGATCGGGTACATCCGTGAAAAAGATAATTTCATGGACTTATCCAGACGGAAAATTCACGGGCATAAACCCAAGGTAACAATTGAATTAGCTTCATGGGATATCGAACAAGCCGAAACTGAAGCTATGGCAGTATCCATTGAGCCGATGCTTCCTGTCCTGTATGACCTGCGCGAGAAGTTGCGGGTTAAGGGGTTTGAGATATCAGACCGAAAAATGTTTCAAATGTACGATTTTTTCCGCGCCTTTGCTTGGGTGCAAAACAAGGATGCGGTTGATTTGGATGTCATTCAAACCCTCCTGCCGGATTGTATCTGGTCAAATCCAGACGACATAACCGCAGTAAGCAAGATTATCAATGATGAGATCAAAGAGATTAAGGGTAAAGTCAACGAAGTTAAAAAAGCAATTCATGCCTGTTCCGATGACTGGAATAACTCTTTATATTATGGCAAAGATCAACGCTTAGAGCTTGCGACTGACCTATGCGATCGCGTTGATAGCATTGCCCAACAGACAAATGAGTTAGAAGCGATCGGTATTTATTCCAAAAAACAATTAAATATGCTTAGGGAATTAACCCAAGAATTTCAGCAACGGCTTAAAAATGATGTTTCTCGGTTGGATGATACCGCTAGGAAAGAGTCATTAGAAAAGATGTATAAGCTGTTAGGAACGGCAAAAGACAAGTATAACGAAGTCGTGTTTTCTATTTCTAGTCAACCCAAGATGACTACGGAACAAAAAATAGACAAGCTACTAGGATGTGCCGGCGATATAGCATCTATAGCCAAAGATATCAAAGCCTTGGGAAAATTAACAGCAGAAGATACCGCATTATCTGTTGAAAAATGCCGAGAAATGATCGGTCATTTAAAAACCAGAATTGAATTAAGTAATCAATAATATGTGGAAAATAAGCAACGAAGCCCGCACGGCTTATGACATCCTGCTAGAAGATAGCAGCGTCATTCAAGCCGTTCTGAATAACGTTCAATCCCTCCCCGGTATTGAACTCGACCTCAAGCATGACTTTGGCAGGGAACTATTAACCCGCATCAAGTCTCAAGACGATCGCAAGTTCCACGACGATACACCACCGGAACTGCACGAAGTCTGGAAAGAGGCTTTTCACTTGGGACTAACCGTGTCCCCCCGATGGGGTGAATTATTAGAGAGAAGCCAATCCTTCGGCACGGAACAGAACAACCACGCCGAACTGTGCGCGATCGCATGGCTACTACAAGGGCTAAATTTTCCCAGGATTTACCACAGTGACAACGCCGATTTGCCCACACTGCAAAGACAGATCAAGTCAGCAAGCAAGTTAGGCATTGCTGCATCTACACAACATCAATCCCGCGTAGCCGCATGGGAGAAAGCCTACGAAGAATTTAATAAGGTTCTGATTAACCCGTACAACCAGGACGAGAATCATCTAACCGACTACTGCAAGCGGATTTGCAACCAAGCCGTTGAAAATGCTTTGGCATCCCTAGAGTCTAGCCGTTCAGGAGAACTAACTGGCGATATGCCAGGAATGAATGAACGGGAACAGGCTAAACAAGTGGCCATAACTGTCAAGTATTCCCAGCCGCACATTCAGAGAATCTTGAATATGATGGGCAAGATGCGGGGAATGTTTAGTTGTTTCCATAGAACCACCGCAGGCTCCAAGAAAGAATCAGCCCGTTGCGAGAATGGGAATGATGTCAGCCGGCTAGTGCTAGACGAATACTGCAAGGATGAGGATCAATTCTACTTGGAGTTTGCCGAGCGCAAATTATCCCAGTACCGGAATAAAATTGCTCCCAGAGGTAGCGGACCCGTTATTGTTCTGGTAGATGAGGCTGGTTCAATGGGTAGCCTGTTAAGCGGTGAGCGCAGATATGTGTGGGCTAAAGCGTTCGCTTTGATGATATCCAAAGCGGCTAAGAAACAGAATAGAGAGTGTCTATTCATTGGTTTTGGCGGTCGAGTCTGCTACACCATATCCAACAAGGACATAACCCATGAAAACATAGATGAGTTCATGATGTTTCATGGCAAGGCTTCAACCGCGTGGAAACCAGCATTAAGTAAAGCCTTAAAAATTATTAGTTCAGATGCCACCTACAAAAAAGCAGATGTAGTTCTGTTAACTGATGGCGAAGACCGCAGCATTATTGAAGATAATGAATTTCTGGAAAAGTTGTCCGCAGAGAAAAAGAGAATTGACCTCAAAGTACATGGAATTTTAGTGGGATTAGTGGGATCGAATAACTCCAGTTATGTAAAAAACCTTGCTACGGTAGCAGATTCAATTATTCCCGTTACCAGTTTTGAAGATACAAAAAACTTGAATAGCATCATGAAAAGCATATAGTCCTCAAGTATGCTTTTTATACAATTATGTCGCTGAAATACTTAGTGCGTAATCATCAGCAGTTTGATGAATAGGTTAAAATCACAACCAGTAAATCCTAGTTATAAAGTAGGTCAAGCTATCCCTTTGGGTTAATGGACTTGTGGCAAAATCGCACTACTAAAAAGCGCGGTAGACCAGTCACAGGTCAGGGAGAATCAAGATATATTCCCCTTGATTTGTTGCCAGTCGTGGACAAACTTTTAGAGGAATATAAAAAGTAATAGGGATCCCTGGTTTATCGCTGGGGATTTTTTTATTTTACGAAGAGTATTGACACTATAGATAAATTACTCTATAGTGTAAGAAGTTAAAGAAATAAAGGAGAAAACAAGATGGCACTATACAACAGACATGAAGAGTTAGGTTGTTATGAAGGTGGTACAAACTACCTTATTAGTTTGAAATTTGATGCTTTACCTGAAGATATCAAAAATTTATTAGCACAGATAGGGTTTAAAGTGTGGCATCAACCATCTTGGCATTTAGATTTAGATTTTCACGTAAACGGAAGTTCCATAAGAATCCCTAATTATGGGACTTATGAAGTAATAGTACCGTTAGATCCTAAAGCTCAACTTCAGGATGAAGATTGCTTAAATTTAGAAGAGGTTTATCCTCAGATTATAAAATTCCTCAACAATAAAGTAACAAAAAACTACAATATTAAAGCCGTAAAAGAGTTTTTTGCGGGGTCTCCGGGGTGTAGTGTCTACGAAAGAAACGAATACATAGATGTTTTCTACGGTAAAAAATGTCTTGAGGTTGGTTTCTTTGATATTGATTTTGCACAGCTACAATGGATTAAAGAAGAAGGTGCTAAATTTGCCCAACTAAGGAAACAAGCAGAGATACTAAGGCTAAATGATGTTGTAATTCCTTTATTTGATTCTCTTCCTAGTGATTTAAAAGAATTTTTCTCTGTAGACGTAGAAAGAATTAGCATAAGAAGTTCTGATGATTTTGCCCAAGTTATTGGGTATAAGAAAGGGACTTACACAATAGAGTCTCAGTCAGAGCTAAATAGAATAGTTAAGGACTGGGAGATATCGAAGCTTAAAAAAAGCAACAAACCCATTCCTAGAAAATTAAGATAGGTATTGACACTATTGGAATGGAAAAAGATGACAAAATGAACCTATCCCAAACCCTTGAACAAATCCTAAGCAGTTATAACAGCACTTACGACGCTGCTCAGGAAATCTCTTTGCAGACAGGCGACACACTAGGAACAATCCACAAGCGTCTGTCTGTATGGCTAAAAAAAGACCCTGAAACATGGGTCAAAATCAATCAAACGTTAAATTGTCTAGGATACAAAGTAGAGGTTAAAAAGATGCAAGGTTAAGATCGCTTGCCGAAACCCGTCAGAAATGACGGTTTTTTTATTGCCTAATCATACAAACGATCGCTACTTTGGTAATATTGTCCCCGGCTCATACAATTTAGACATCAATAAACGGTTAATCCCTGATTACATCGAATCTTATGAAAGGTGCAAAAAAATCTTTTTGGAGAACAAATATCAGATGGATCAAAGGGTAGAATTTGGTAAAAAAGCAGCCGCAATTTTAGACTGTAATCCCCCAAAACTCCCTGCTGATAACAAGTCTTTGCGTATCTCAGAACACTTGACAATTGACTCCAAAAGCGTTAGTATTAGTTGCGATATGTTATACAGCAACAGCATCAAATTAGAGAACATATCGGATAATTTACTATTAGAAATTCTAACCATCCTGACCGATAAAGCAGGAACAAAGATATATAAAACGTGGGCTGCAAAAGAAAAAGCAGACTACTTATTTATGCTAGAACATGACTTCGGCATTACTGAACTTCCTGAGTTTGATTGGCGTAAAGCCTATGATAAACAGTGGAATTATTCACGTATTGCCGAAGCATTGAAACTGGCAATTTCACCACAACAAACCGAGGATATCATGGATCAACAAGAGTTAAAACTAGCCACCACCGTAGACTATGAAGATGATTGTGACGACGACGAAGTGAGCGATCGCGTGTTGGAACTTTTAGCCCAAATTGAAAGCATGGATTTAGAAGTAGTCGAACTTCTGGAATTAGTGCAAAGATTAAGCGCGATCGCACTAAGGAAACTAACAGAAGAACAGGAGGAAGAACCCGACACCGACGGCGACGGCGATGAGGAATATGAGGATGAGGACGACGAAGATCAAGAATAACTAAACTTTAGTGCTGGGTCGTCCCGGCACTTTTAATTTAACAGGAGAAAATCATGCAAGCCGTACTAAATTTGATTGATAGTTTACATATACTGTTAGAAAAAATTAGAGTAACAGTAGAACCGAGAATTAATATTTTTGTTAAACCTTCTGAATTGCTAAGAGCGATCGCAATCTGTAAAAAAGCAATTCCAGATCACCCCAAGCATCCTGTCTTATCTACATTTTTACTCAAAGCCAAGCACAGCAAGATCACTTTAACAGCAAGTAATCTTGAGACTTTTATCACCGTAGAATTAAACGGTGGAATCATAGAAGATGGTGCGATTTGTGTTGCGGCTTTTTTGTTAGAAAAAATTGTAGATGTAGTCAAGACAACAGATAGTAAACCGCTTGCGGATATGAGTATTCAACAGGTAGAAGATCGTGAAATAGCGATCGCCCACAAACGATACAAAGTACGGCTTTATGAGGAAACGTGCTTAGAGGAATATCATTTTCCGATTACACCCGATGTATACGGGGAATTACAATATATCCCCAACCTGCCAGAAAAGTTTGGTAAACTTATTCCTTTCACTAAAAACGACGTTCTCAACCCTATGTATTCTGGGATAACTGCCAGCAAAGGATCGCTGATAGCTTCTAATGGATGCGATATAGCCGCGATCGCTAACGGGTATGAAGCGGATATAGAAGCTGTAATTCCTGCTTCTATCCCATTGGATATACTGGTAAATCCATCTTTCTATATTGACGGTGAAAGCATTAAATTTGTTGATGTAGAAAGAAAAGTTACGGTAACAACTAAGCTAATCAAGCAATCAATTGATTTAGAAAAGATTAGTATTCCTGATACTCAAGTTTGCTATTTCCAGCAAGCCGAAATGTTGCAACACCTTCCAATGTTTATCCGCGCTGGTGACAAAAAGAAAAATCAAGCTTACCCTGTATGGGTAGAGTTGAAAGAAGGGAAAGTAACCCTAAAATCAGCAGATTCTACCGACACATCTTACACGCTAGAAACAGGAGTAGCCTACACAGATACTCTCTTGTATGTTGAGATTCGGCAAGTAACCAAGATTCTAAAACAAGCAAGTAATTGTATCGGACTGTACATGGATTCATGGATGCTTGCTATTAAACAAGATGATATCATGCTTGGTTTTATGCCTTTACCAATTTTCAAGAATGGAGTTGTAGTCGCAAAAGGATGTGGTTATCAAGAACCGTCAACACTCCCATATCGTTATTTCGAGGGATGTTTAACAGTCGAATACAACATGATTGACTGTGGATATGCCCGTGCTGAGTATATCGGCTATGAACCAGCCCAGAAACTAGCACAAATCAAAAAACAAGCGGAAGAAAAAGCCGCATGGAAGGAATGTCTGGATAATGAACCAGAGGAGCTTATTTCGGCTGCTCGTAATCATGAATTGACAGCAAAGTTATTGAAAGATCATTATAAAAACCTCAAAAACTTTAAATCTAGTAAGTTCGGCGCAAAACAAAAAAGCTGGACAGAAGCCGTGCGGTCTTACACTTTTGATGTCCAAAGATGGTATCAGTAATTTATTTTATCTAGTCTGTTGACAATCTTTTATGAGTATGTCATTATGTTAGATAAGTTAAGTAATTCACTACTTAAAAATAGAACCGCGATCGCACGCAAGCACACAACCCGAAATATTTAGTTATGGGTGCAGTTCGGAACTGCTGCGATCGCCTTGGGGATACTTGTTATTCACTCCCCACTAACGACGATGGAAATTAACATTGACTGCACCAAGATGTCCGGTTATTACAATGCGGTCATCGAATTGGATGGCACAAATGATTTGGATAATCCTATTATCGCTGATAAAGCACAACCACTAGATGCGATCGCTGGTGTAGTGCTGGAATACTTAATAGCAACTGGACAATTAAGTATTTCCATTAACGGCGTAAAGATAGAGCCAAAGCCAGAGGAAGAAACACCCTATGAATCATTTTTTGATGATTCTGACTGGCTAGAAGATTGCAACGTTATTTAGTTAAATTGCGATCGCCTCTTAATGCGATCGCACAACCAACATTACACTACAGGAATAAAAAACTCATGCAAATACTTAATATCATGCAATCTAAATGGAAACACGGCGACTCTCTGTTTACCATTTTTCAAGAGACTAAACAAGGTTACAGCGATCGCGCAACTGCCCAGGCTATTTTTCACGCTTTCGTGAAAAATAATAAGCACGATCGCAAGTTCATGGATGAATTTAACTCTACATCTTTTGACTTGGTATAAGCCACCGCGATCGCTTTCCCGCAGTGGCAGTTAATCCGAATTAACTCTCACTGTGGGGAAAAAGTTTCACACCCCGTTACCGACTATGAACACATTAAAAGACTTCTGGAACTTTTTAAAGTCCAATAGCACTGGATGTATTGAGTGCTTCGACGCTCAAGATCAAAAAACCACATTCAGTCTAGAAATGTGGAATAAAGCACAAGGTTTTTGCAGACTTGATGCAATGATCAACGGCGAAATGTTTACTGTTCTCGAATGCACTCCCATCAAGTTACAGGAAATCCTAGATAAATACAAATCTTGGTGGGTGCGTCCTCTTGAAGTAGCCGCCGATAACTGGAATAAGGGCAAAAAAGTCTGGGTTGAAACTGATGAGGAACTGTACGACGAAATGCTTTGTGTATTGCCTCCAGATTTTCACGCTAGAGGAGCATTTGCCGTTGGAGAACCTAAAACTCATATTGGATCTACTCCTATCTATTATTGTTTCAAAGAAGACAAACAGGGGTTCTATTGGGTTCAAGTAATGTCAATTGATGAGTTGAAAAAAGATTTAGGAATTGTATAAGCCATGCCCCGCAAAAAGAAAAAATCGGCAGAGTCCGGGTTAAGAGTTTCTTATCCAAAAACCAAAAAGTCTAGAAGAAGAAGAAAGGAGGACGATCATTGGTCTTCTGACTTCGAGGATGGACTGGAAGCCGGATTTGCAGCCGCAGAAATAGTCTCAGATGCTTTAGTTGCAATCCTGCGGCTATTTTGATTGGTTCTCGATAATTTAGGAGTAGAAAAATGCAAAATCCCATGAATTATAAAACTCAGTCAGGGCTATTAAAAGCCTTATCCAGAAATGCCGAAACTCCAATGACTGTAAATTTAGCTTGGTGGTTTAAAAATGCAGAGTACACCCTAATCAATAAGTGGGGGTGGGAAGAAGAAAAAGCGGCTAAATTCGTTGCGGCTCACAACTCAGGCGTGTCGGCATACAAAGCGAATAGCTAACCTGAATATTTTTTACTTTCTCTCTTGACAATCTTTTATGAATATGAGAATATAGAGAAGTCAGAGAGAAAATGGTGCTGGGTGCGATGCCTGTGGCGAGCGAAGCTATCGCCTTATCCGCACAATTCAAAATACACTAGGGAGCAAAATATCATGAATGCAACAATCAATTATTATGTTTTTGACAAAATTGAATTAGATGGTGAATGCAGATGGGGTTACAAGAATGGTAATTTCTGCGAAGTATTTACTTTGTCTGCTGATGATACTGAAGCAGATTTAATTAAAAACGGCTTCGCTAAATGCGATGCTCCAGGCACAGAAACATTTTGCGTCGAAGAGTCAAACATCAAACAGAATGAAGACGGCTCCTGGGAATTAGTTTAAATTATTTATTGCGATCGCTCACCAATGCGATCGCCCCAACCAAATGACAATAGCAACAATAATTAAAGATGCAAGAGAGAAAGCATCTTTAACCCAGACAAAGTTAGCTAAAGAAGCTAAAATTTCCCTCTCATTCTTGTCTTGCATTGAGTCAGGGAAGAGAACCCCGACAAAGCAAGTAGCGAGGAAACTTGCCAAAGTTTTAGACCTTCCCGAAGAAGATTTGCTCAAGCATTGCAACAAAGAAAAAGTTGCGATCGGTTTTGGAGAAAATCTATATATCGCTTTACAGTATTTGCCTACCGTAAAGCAACTTAGAAAGATTCGCGCTGAGAACTTATCCCAGGTCGATCAACTAATAGATGAAATTTTGGAGAAACAAAATGAACTTAACAATCACGATTGAGCAAGATAATAACGGCTATCTAGCCACTGCTAACAGAAGTATTACGCGACTTAAAAGAAGCCCAACGATTCACTAGATACGGCACATCAGATTACTACTGGTACGAAGATGAAATAAAAGCCTGTGAGCGAGCGATCGCGCAAGAGTCAATTAGAAAATAGACAATCCCTACCCTCCCCGCGAGGGTATTTTTTTGGCTATAAAACCGCAGGGGGAGGAATCGAACCGTCCTTTTGCTGCTCTCAAAGCAGCGTTTTACCACTTAAACTACCCCGCGAAACACCATCCCTGATAACTCGCAAGGCATGAAGCCTATATGAAGTCAAACGAGTTCCGGTGTTTCTCTATGGTAGCACACGATATGAGCGATCGCAGTCCATTTGCTCCAGTTAAATTGACAGGAGGTAATTCTCCAGCATAGCTTCCAGTGTCTTAGCAAGTCCTACGCGAGAAAGCAGTTCTGCCACTAAATTAAAGTTGAGAACCTTTCCTTCGCCGTCTTTTCCGTTAAACAGCATTTCGCCCCTGTATATCGCCCCAGTCCATCCACCAACTAAATCTACTCCCATTGCGATCGCGCCAGCCGACAACAAGAAGTACAACCTATCCCGTTCGTTCGCGTTAATCCACATATTTTCGTTCTCGAAGTAGTTATTTTTGATGGAGTCAATGATAAAACCAGTTTTACTTGCGATCGCTGCTTCCTTGACTTCTGTGGCGTAGTAGTAAGCAGCGAGTCCCTTTAGTACCTCTTCCGCTGCTACGGACGCTAGGAATCGTTTTAGCTTAGGATTCAAAGTAACGCCTAAACTTGCTACTAATTGATTATTTATTTCTGCGTCTGGATTTGTTACGTCGCGCTGCGGGGCGGCGGAACTCTGGTCTTCATGAGGAGTTATCTGTTCTAGTTGGGATTTTAGTTTTGGCTTGTCAACAGGAGGATCAATTACAGGCTTCTCTTCTCTTAATTCTTCTAAATTAGGAATTGGGTGCGCTTCAACATCATCACTGTTATTGATTAATTCACTAGAGTTAGGAATATTTGAATTAAGAGAATGAATTAGGTTACTGTCTGGATTTCCGTCTTCTGTTGTCCGGGAATCCGTTTTACCATGTACGGAATTCCGATTTAATGGCGAAAACCCTTTCTGTCCAAGGAATATAGCTAAGTTATCAATATTCAATCTGTATTTAAGCAGACGTGAGCAGCTATTTGGTGTTTGTAAAGCTACTTCGATAATGCCATCATCAATTAGCTTGTTTAAGTGGATATTGATTGTTTCCTTGTTGTATCCCAATTCTTTCGCTAAGTTGCGTTGACGCTCCCAAACCCATGTGTCCTTGCCTTGAGCAATCTTGGTGCGTGTCCATGAGTCAAGCCAAGTTATGATCGCGGCTTTACATTTGTTGCCGAATGCTTCTAAATATTCTCTCACTATATTAATTGGGTGAGAAACTTCGCCTAGGACTTGCGTAAAAAAGCCGGATGATGTTATAGTAGTCATAATCAAAGGTTTGTACAGAATAAGAAACACCTTCCCGGAGTTGCATTTGGGGAGGTGTTTTAATTTTAGCATAAGCATTTAACTATAGCCATAGGGAATTAATAGATAGTTGCAGTAGTTGATACTCCAAATCCTGATTCTATGGGGATTCTTGGATATTTCCTCATTCGCGTGACTACCCCTTGACAAAAATCTCTGTTATAGTTAATGGTGTACAACTAACAAATAAAATTATGCGCCCATCATTAAACCGGACAACAGAGATAAAAGCTAGATGCACAGAGGCTTGTAAAAAGAATTTAACTAGAAAACTAATATCTGTAGGATATGCCCGCAGTTACGGGAAAACTGTCAATCCTGATTTAGTCAATTTCGTAGAAGTGTTAGCAGATAAGCCATTGGAGTGGTTTCAAGAAAATTTCGGGAAAGTAGTTGACATTTCAGAATAGATGGTGTACAACTATAGATATGGAAAACAAGCGAGATAGAGAGCGATATGCAATTACTTAAAACAGAATTTGACAACTTTGACGGTGCTAACTACTGGTTAGCAGGATTATCTAAATCCATCAATACTACTTATATCCCTGCCGGGAACAGTATTGAGGAAGTTTATGCCTCATTCCTAAAAATTCAACTTAGCAGGTCTTTTAGCGACTGCGGATTTGGTAGTGCAAGTCTAGAAATGGCATTTAACGAGAAAGCCATGACCATAGAATATTCCAGCACTTCGGGAACTTATGTCTTCTTGCAGTATTGCTTCTCAGACAAGATGGAGTTTAAAGGGGGTATTATCGAGTGCTATCTTCCAGATGATCGAGTTGGTGGCTGTCATTACGAAGCCATTACTCAATTAGTGTATAGCTACAAATGGTCAAAAGATGGCGAAATTGTAGTTCCCCAAGAGTTAGTAGCTATCAATCCCAGTGATACAGAATTTCCTACTCCTACTTGGGTTCTTGATAGTCTAGCTAATTGCCGGGCTGAAAATAATCCAGATGAGCGTGATGCTCAATTATTAGAGTTTGGCTACATTCCAGTTCCCAAGCCTATAGGATTCGAGAGAGCTTGGGAAAGCTCTAATCCTGACGTTTACTATCCCTATATAGTATTGTCCGAGAAGTATTCTTCAAATAACAAAAATTACTTCATCTTAAAAGATGGTGATTGTGTCGAAAGAGACTATTCAGTTTCTTATCGGAGATTGTTGGAGATTCTTGCCGAGCCACCTAAGTCTAAAAATGAAAGACAGATGGAGGAAGTAGGGGAAGATTATGAAGACTATGACTACGATGAGTCTGAATACATCGACGCAGAAGAGAGCTAATGCCTAAAGGTATCCTGTGGGGCATCCAAGATGCGATCGCAATTTTACTGGACGAAGCATAAAGTCGAAACAGGGTTAGCAACCCTGTCTGCATGAGGTTGGTAGCCTATGCACTGATGAGACAAACTAGGGGAGGGGGAAACATAAAAGCGCTGGAACGTCCAAGCTATTTAAAGTCCCAAGAAAAGAAGTTCTGGGAAGTCCAAATTGAAGAAGTGAAAGATGGCGATCGCAACTGCTACTTTCACATTTTCAATTGCCCTAAAAAAGCAGCAAGTTTTTCTAGTAGAAACAATGTCTCTTTTTACCCAGAAAAATTCTACTATTCAACGATAGAGAAAGAATCTCATCGGCGGGCAACTAAACATTTTTAATTTGCAGCGATCGCCCTTTCCCATTCCTAAATACCGGAAATGAGCGATCGCACCACATCGCACCATAATCGGAACTCCTTAGTTCCGCGATCGCTAAAGTGCAAGCAGTGAAAATTACTTGTACTTTAGCGGTTGGTGACAGCATCGGCGTATACAAAAAAGGAAAAACAGAGAATATGAAAGTAATTAGAGTTAAGGTAGAAAATGCTGAAAAAGTGTTGGCAGCCATTCCCGGCGCAACACTGACTGTTGCGCCGGATTACGACTGGAACTCCGGTCTATCCGATGACATGACCGCACCTGCGGTCAATATGGTCGGGATTCAGTTGCCAGACGGTATGTCTGGCAAACAGGCACATAAAATTATCCAGGCGATCGCCTAAGTACAAATGTCGGAACTCCTTAGTTCCGCGATCGCTAAAGTGCAAGCAGTGAAAATTACTTGTACTTTAGCGGTTGATGACAGCATCGGCGTATACAAAAAAGGAAAAACAGCTATGTCAATAGTACGCATCCCCACTAAACATTTCATTAAAGTTACAAGTGAATTGGCAAAATTCCCATTATGTCAAAAGCGTTTTCAATCCCTACAAGTTGAATGGGTTGATTGTGTTGTTGAGGCTAGTTGGACTGAACCAGAACAACCAGGGAAGGAATCCGACATTCCAGAAATAACCTATGGTGATGACTTGCCAACTACTTCTATGGAATATGAGGTAGCAGAATTAGGTAACTCTAATATGAGCGATTCTGATGAGTGCCTGTTTGAGTTATTACAGGCATTAGCCCGGTACAATCCAAAGTTGTCGGGAAGGTCAACGCCATCATTAGGCAGTTCTAACGACTATCAACGTAATAGAGATTAAGCCGAAACGGGAATAATCCCGTCCACTCAAGATTACAACTTGGGTGCTGACGAGGCAAGTTAATTATTAAAGAGAGGTAAAGAGGTAAGTTATGGGATCGCATCACAAATTTTCAATAGGGCGAGTAGTAAACGATGTTCCTCCCTTATCCTCGCAGGGAGGGCTAGAGAAAGTATTAGAAAACAAAGGCATTAGCCTTTTTTCTAGTGTTGTTTATCATCATGCTATGGGTGATTTCCAATGTGTAGTAGTGGCTATTATTCCAAGCAGCCGAGTTGTCAAGCTAAAAACTACTGACAATAAAGACAAAGTCTTTATTGTGAGAGGCGAACAAGCATACAATCTGGAAGCAATAAAGTGATCCAAGGCATCCTGTGGGGTGTAACTCAGAGTCCAGTCAATATCGCCCCACGATATTCCCAAGGTCAACCACACCACGTAACCCTACAGTTTGGGGTTGAGAGAGATGACTGGAAAGGGTGGGAAGGAGTAGAGTTTGAAGCTACGGCATTGTACGAAGCTTGGAACGGCAAAATACAAGCTGTAGCTGTCAAACTTCCTGATTGTATTCCCTGCGCTAACAAATATCCTCACATATCTGTTAGCTGGCAATCAGGAGTTTCCCCAGTTGAATCTAACGCAATGTTCGCGTCAAAATTCAACTATCAGTTGATGAGTCAAGTTATGAATTTAAAGATTGAATTTCTGGAGTGGACAACATGAATGTTTATTTTTTTTCCCGTCACGAAGCACAACCCCAAATGATCAATGATTTGGGCGGCACAATTACTCAACAGTTTCGTGGCACAATTTCTAATATTATCCGCGATGGAGACAACATTAAGTTCTTAGAAATGCCATTGGGTGAGACAGAAGCGATCGCGCACAGTATCCCCAAAGATTCCATAGTGGTAGCAGTTGCGCCACTTCCTTTGCAAGAATTATGGCTAAAAGCTGGAATTTCCGTGTTTCTCGCACCTCAAAACAAGCGGGAAACTACCCAAGATAATCAAGTAATTTTCAATTATGCGGGGCTTCTCCGCATCCTGAAAATTGAAGTTGTGACCGAGCAGTGGGTGGGAGTCACGCCCACAACTGAAGACAAGCACTTAGAAAGAAGTGCATTGCAAAACTAATTTATTCCGATCGCTCACCGGAACTCCTTAGTTCCGCGATCGCTAAAGTGCATCTCATGTAGTGGTAAGCAAGCTAACAGAAAGTAGTAAGGTCATTTATGGAATATATTGACGTTGTCAAAAAAGCTGTAGAAAATATAAAAATCAATTTTCCTGAAATCTCCTCCGTAGAGCAGGTAATTGATGTCATATGGAATGAAGCCATATCTGAAAATCTGCATCATCCTGTTCGATGGAAGGGCAGGTGTAAATTAGAAAAAACAGTTAGAGAAAATTGGGAAACAATTTAATAAATTAAAACTATTTAACCCGTCAGTAATGGCGGGTTTTTTATTGGCTATTTTGGCAGGGTAATCGCAATTTGACCAACCTTTTCAGACGCGATCGCTCCCATAGCCGCATCTATTTCCAACTCTATTTCCTGAATTTCTGGATTTGTGGTGAGCGCTTCTAATTCTGCCTTCAATTCAGCGATACGGGAAGAGTTAGACTTTTGCAGATTTTCCCTGACAAATTCCAAATGCTCCATCATTATTTGAATTTCGTTTGTCGGCTTGGGTTTGACTGCCACCAATTTAAAAACAACTTTTGCACCATCAATTGTGTCTAACTGTCCAGTCTTACCGAAAGACATGGCATCTTCAATAGCCATTTTTTGAACCGACTTGATTTTCTCCGCGAGTTCTTTTTCTTGCTTCTTGAGTTGGATCAACAGTCTAAATGAGTCCATATTACCCCTTTTTAGTAAATCAATTGAATCGTGCCGATCGCGTGTCCCTGGTTTAAATGCTTGTTGATTGGGGGGTTCTGAGCGATCGCTATCCGCTCTTACCCCAAATAACGGCATACTTCCCCAACTGTAGAATCAATACTAGGCATAAATGAACCCACTAAATTGCATTAATTTTAGTGGGTTTTTATTTATTGGCGCAATTCACGAAAGTCACGCTATTCGCAAAAATGTATCTAACGTTTCTACCGGAACAGGCAGATGAGTTGAGAACTTCAGATTGTGCTTTTTTGCCCAACGTCTGAGAGTTTTAATTGTTGGAGACTTGCCGATTTGACGACTCAACCATGTGGGTACTTCCGAACCTTTAATGCCATCAATAATTACAGCATCACCTAATGCCTTATCAAGTTCAGTTTTTAAAACAGGACTTGAGTTTAACCGTTTGATAATTTGTTGGATGGTCACACCAGTTTTGCATCCCATTGGTCTTTTAGTCCCGTTTTCCCGCTTTTGCTCAAACCGGATATAAGCCAACGTCATTAGCCATTGGCAATGGGTTTTACTAATAATCGGCTCTTCCCCTTTCTTGAGCTTGCGAAAATCAGGGACTTGGCATATATCCTTGTACTTTCTCCAAGTGCGATCGCTTATCGGGTCGCCGTAGATGTGAGCGCAAGCAGCCCACACCCATCTTTGGGGATATCCTTCAGGTTGGCTAGTCATAATCCCTCACGTATTCAATTAAATCCAGTAGAAGTTTGTCGGAATAGGAGTCATCAGCGATCGCCACTATTACCTCGTCAATATGCTCATTGACTAAATTTGAATGGCTGATTGATTTCATCCCTTTAAAAATTCTGATGAACTCAGGATTAGGGATATCATTTGCATCATTTGATCGTAGATGCTCTAATACCGTGCAAATAGTTGATTTCCAATTTGAATTATTTACCATTTCTCCAGTCCTCCGCCCACATAAATGGAATATTCGCATTAGCAGCACATTCTTGATCTTCGGATCTATCTCCCACCATTAAAATTTCCTCCAGCTTTTCCCTGGAATATTTCATACCAAAAACAATCATTCCTGAGTTGGGTTTTCTGAAGTTGCCAAAATGATTAGAACGATTAGTCATAATCGGCATACCGTGCATTTCTAATGCTCTTTGTGAGAGTCGAAACATGGTATCACCGTTATCCGTGCAAAATAACAACAAACTCATTTGGGGTAACAGTTTCAGGGTTTGACGTTGCTCCTCAAAGCAATTCTCTAGTGATTTATACCCAGCGATTACGCCACCCTGATTTGTGACTCCGATTATTTTGTAATCGTGATAACGGGCGATCGCATCTTCCACCCCATCAATCAATTCTTGGTCATAGGGGTCATTGATGAAAGTTGCGCCAGATTTACTTTTGCGGACAGTACCATCTAAGTCCAAAAATAGAATTTTACTCATTGTCACCACCCATTAAATTTAATTTTTTCTGCCTACTCCGAGCTTTGGAATGTCCATAACTTTTTTTCTGAACTTCTGCAACAGAAATTCCCAATTCTTCAGACTTTTGCCGTTCGTGAGATTCTACCGCTTCTCTGTTTTCGTTCCAATAGAGTGTGAGCGCTTGTTGCACCCCAGCAGAATTATCAAGCCCATAACAGGCAATAACTCTGAGGAATTTTCTTTTGAGTTCGGCTGGTACACACCCTCTAAGTTCGCGGGGTGCATCGCTTACAACTGGTTTTCCGTCAACTTTACCCCGTTCTGGGTGATTGACTGAATCGGCTTCTAGCTCTTGCTTTGTCTGCGGTTTTTTGCGTTCCACCATAAAATTATTTGTAGATTGTCCCATCAAGTTAGCACGAATTTAGCGGAAATGATGTACACTGAAAAAATAATCCCCCTCTCCGGTTGCGTCGGATTGGGGGATATTCACCCCAAACAGCTATTACCTGCTAGGAGTAATTAAAATTATGGCACGGATGCAAGCGATCGCGGACAAACTCCCAAAAGCCCAAGGATTATTAATGGGCGACCACGGCTATAAAAAAATGTGTATTAATGATGCCGTTAGAAAAATATCTACTTTTTTCGAGGGGACTGAGGGTAAGCCACCCAAAAGACAAACTATCGAAACATGGTTCTATAAAGATAATTTCCCAAGCTGGGCGATCGCTGTTCTCTCTAAGTGATTATAAATTCTGCGAAATCACAGAAACCTATAGCCACCTCAAAAGGGTGGCTTTATATTGGGTACATACCAGACATAAGGCAGACATCAGTGGAAAAGACAAGAATAAAGCGTTTTCAAGAAATGCTGGAACGCAAAGGAGTTTCACCTGAAACAGCGAGACAAGCAGCCGTAACAATCAACAATGATTTGTTCGGAGAAAGAACAGAAAGGGGGCAAAGACAGGTTTGGAAAGCGTGGAATCAAAGTCAAGATCAAAGTCAAGATCAAAGTCAAGATCAAAGTCAAGATCAGGAAAATGGCTAATAGGAAGGATGTTGCGGAAAAGATTGGTGTAGGGGAAAGGCAACTCCAGCGATATTTAAAATTGGCATCCCAGCATTTGAATGTTTTTTCCGGTTTTATGAATTCAGAAACAGGCAAATTGACTGGGATGCCAGTTGAAACTGATCAGCAAATTGAACAATTAAAGTTGGTGCGATCGCTTGTCGTAAAATACAGAAATTTTAGAGGCAAAGCGAAAATGATTCAACTGGAACTAGAGAAAATTAACCAAGGAGATAGCAATGTTTAAGTCAAAACTAGAAGCCGCAATCGTTGTCTTATTATTGTTTGCAATTCCACCACTTTCATTAATAACAGCGAATAACATTCACGCCACAAAAGCTGAGGTAGTTAATGCAGCAAAACAGTGAAACTGAAATTATTCTCACTATTAGACGACACGAACCAGACGGAAGCTACAGTGAATGGACGACAAAACCCGGACTACTCGCTTTTACCGCCGCCGTTAGAAAGGAAATCAAAAAATTATTATTGGGAGTTAAATAATGACAGTTGCAGATTTAGTCAAAAGTTTCATGAAAACAGAAATGTCCGTAGAGCAAGTTTGGGAGAAAACCCAAACTATCTGCGCTCAATACGACATTGACCCCGCTGCTTTAGATGATGCCAACGCCCAGTTTGTAGCAGATGAAATTGATAAAGAAAATGCTGGTTTTGGTTTGACTACTGTTGAGAATAACGGACAACTGGCAACAAACGAAGAACCTAAAGCGAAGAAAAACAAGAAAAATACCCCAGCGACAACCACCAGCAATCAAGGTATTGAAAACCTGAAAGTTGCTGTTCAAAATCTCAGGGCTACAGTTGCAAACGAATCTGATGCAATGTACGAAATATCAGATAGAAAATCAACTGAAGTTGAGAATGCAGCCGCAGCAAGAATCGTGAATCGCTACAAACAAATCAGTCCAAACATTGTTTCCAAAGTTTCCGCAGGACTTCAGGAGTACGCCGATGAATCCGCGTCTTTTCGTGGACAAATTGGATCAATCTTCGATGAGGCTTTTGCAGATATCGTCAATAATTAGACCGTCGAACTGGATGATTCCCACTGTGTTAATTCTTTCTTTTCTATTTACAGGAGCTTTTGTTTATGCTATTTCCAGACCTCCCCGACATATGGGAGGAGGAGACAATTACCCAGCCCAACCCGATACAGTTTACCGCCAAACCGATTGGTGAGCAACCAAAGCCGATAAAAGTTAGTGTCAAGCCAAGTGGAGAATTTAATTTTGAGGGCGTTGCTGATGACAACGTAATCAGACAGATAATAACAACTACTGACTATAATCGAGCCGCAAGCAGAAAACAGGAATTGGAAATACTAAAGCAAGCTAAAAACGTTGATATGATGACTCTCTGCGTTTTAGCTTCATCAATTTTAGTCAGTCTTTTATGTCTTTTTCTTTCATTCAATAAAAACCAACAAACGCAGGGGAGCGTGGCGAATAATGGAGAATTTCTTCGGGGGATTAGTTGCGGACAAGTCCGGTAAATTAGCAGGTAGTGGGCAAAATCCAACTGCTATCGGCAACATGGGTAATTCAATGGCTAGAGTGAAAGCCAAGATGAAATTACCCACTGAAATATCAGCACAGCAAGTAGTTAATTTGGAGCGTGAAATGGGACAGGTTGACGCAGAATTGCAACTAGCCGATGACATTATTTCTACACAAGAAAAACTACTTGGCAAGGCGGTAGATTTACACGCTAAAAACACTAGATGGGCTGCTGTGACAATGAAAGCAGATCAGAAGTTGCGAGAAATTGAATCTGGGCATAATCAAACAGTTGCTCAATATATGTTAGGCGCGGCCACAACCCAGGCTTATGTAGACGGTTTTACAGAAGCTTATCAAGTAGGTGCGGAGATATTTAGCTAATGTTTTTTAAAAGAAATGCTGAAGCAGATGGTAGTCTTAGCTCAATTTTTAATAAAGTAGGTTGGGCTATATTTTTCTACAACGGATTCACCTTATTTCCGTATTTTTGGAATTTAATGAAAGGCGTTGATCAGTGGCAAAAAACTTTTGCAACTTGTGTATCAATAGCTCTGATTTTAGGAGTTGAAAGCGCAACTATTACGGTGTTATTTGACCCTAGAGTATTGATAAAAATTCTTGAAAAACCGAAGTCAGACAAAGAGGTTAAGCAGGTTGTAGATATAGTATCTTTCTTGGGAATAGGTGCTTTTTTGCTGATTTCTGCTTACACTTTTTGGTTTGATTATCAAGTCAATCTTATTCAACTTGGCAATCCCAAGTTATTGTTTCTTAAAGTGTTGTGCGGTGTATTTGTGTTGGGATCAGAGGTAGCTTTTGGTTGTGCAAATGTTTTCTATATAGCAAGCAAACAGGGAGATTAAAATGATAGTTCCAGATGCAAAGGGTATAATTATCATTCTATTAGTTGCATTATTTTTAGGCATGATCTTGTATCTTCAATGGGAAATGCGAAAATGAAAAATTTACTCTATTTTGGATACTTCTTAACTGGCGCATCGTTCTTCCTTTTGTTGGGGCAAATTATTCGGGGATTCCCTGAATCCAAGAATGGCGCGATCGCCTTATACTTGTTCTCAATTTTGATATTTGTCGGGCTTGGTTTTTATAATTGGTGTGGGCTGTGGTACAAGTCCGCCGGGCATCTGAATAAAAATCAATCAATTGTAGGATTTGCCCCAACCTATGTTTTTGGAACTGCGGCTACAGTCGCGCTAATTATTGGAATCACAATAGGTGGATGACATGATGCAATCAACCAACCCGTTTGCACATCAAAAAAACTGTTTTGAACCCTTGATAACATCCGAGCGCATATTGTTGGGAGCGCTCGGAATTGCAGCCGCAGTTGGTACAGTTTTACCTATTTTGTGGCCAAATCAAATCAAGGAAGTAAAGCTAATTGAAAACATAGCGGGGCTGTCTTTTGCGACTTGTTTTACAGCAGAATGTTTCCGCCGCCAACGCAAAGAAAAAACTTATCAGAGTATTGATGAAGCTAATTATCAGATAGTAAAGGAGGGGCTTAGAGAGACTCTTAATTATGAACTCTCTATGCGGAAAATTGAAGCCAAGAGGGATTTAGCAGCCCGAATCAATTCATTGCCACCGCACGAACGTCAACGATGGATGGAAGAATACAGGTTACATGGATTAGTAGAAATCCCACAAGTTCAACAAGCTGTAATCGAACCAAAGCAACTCCCCAGTTCTCGCGGTATTCCCAATCCTGAAGTTGCAACTTTTAATGAGGATGCAGTCCAAGAAATCATTAACCCTGGCGTGATGGCTGTGCTGCAAGAATTAGCTACAGAATATCCTGAATACATCAGGATTGATAATAATTGGATTGATGAATTGTGCGATAGTTCGGCAGTTCAGGATATGGGGAACAGAGCTAACCACCACTTTGGATTATGGGGTGAAACTCAGTCAGGTAAATCAACGTTGGCAGGGGTGATTATTAATAAGATTGCGGCTCAATCACAAGGTGCTGCTTATGTGATTGGTTCAGATCCCAAAAACTTTGTTACTCGTTGGTTATGTAAGTTTTCCAAAAAGTTTGAAGGTCTGGAATCATTGCCAGAATGGATTAAGTTTGCCACTAAGATTATTGATGAGAGGCAACAAGAATTTGAACACAATCGGAAAGGTGCGGGTCTATCAGAAATATTCTTAATTCAGGATGAGGTAAATGTCGTTTATGGTGGCGGCAAAGGACTACCAGGAACGGGTAAGAAACAAGTCACAAAAGAAACGGCTGTAAATCTTCAAGGGATGTGGAATTACGTTATCAACTTTACAGCCGCAATGAAAGTTCATGGCGTATTTATGGGGCAAAATCCGTTAAGTGGATGCACAGGTTTTAGTCGTCCCAGTTACAAGAATATTTGCTTTATTGCACTGGGCAAAGTATCAAGTTACATATTAAGCAATCCATCCGATTTTCTTAATGTTAAAGGTGATATTCTTGACTTATTGAAAGAAGTTTGTGAACTACTTGATAAGCAGGGTGTGAGATACGCTTTAGTAATTCCCACTAAAGGTAATCCTTATATTGCTCTAATTCCTGTTTTCAATATTGATGATTTGGAGCAAACTGAAAAACCACAGGATGCGGCGCAATCGGAGCAGAAAGAAGACATAAATCCTTATCATGTTATAGGCTCATGGATAGACAAATTAGGCAGAAACCCCACCGATTCTGAGTTAGTTCAAGCGTGGCAACAAGTCACTGGAATATCTTTAACTGCCGATGCTTTAATGCTGTTGAAAAACAATCTTGAACTAACTGATGAAGTTATCACTTGGGCAATGATTACCGCTAATTTGGAGTTGCCCGAAAAGTGGAGAGAGGAAGATTTGCAGAAAGCGATCGCATCTCGACTCACTAAACACGGCTACAAGGTACAAACAGAAGTTAAAAGTAATGGCGGTTTCATTGATATTGCCACTGATTTTGATGGTGGTACTATTGTTGAGGTTAAAAAATATTTAACCAGAGATACAATTTACCAAGCGGCTGGACAATTGCACCTGTACGGTATTGGTAACGAATATAAATTGCTTGCTATAGGTTTTTTACCAAGTAACGACGGTGATCAAGCACAAGCGAGAACGACAGCATCAATGGTGTCGCAGGACGAGAGAATTAGTTGTTTATTTATTGAGCAGGGAGAATAATTATGGAATCAGCGTATAAACAGTATGGGCGTGTAACCGTAGATGATGTTGACACAACTATCAAGCATCTCAAGCGATTGAGCGAGCAACATGGGATATCTCTTGATCAAACAATAGCGATCGCTGAATTACTAGAAAAAGCTCGAACTAACGATATAGCGATCGCTGCAAAGCAAGAATAACCGAACTTCCTGGAACACCGTTTTCAGGAAGCTTTTTTGTGACATAGCGATCGCACTACCACTACAAAAATCCCTGCTGGACTGAAGGCAGTGGGGATTTTTTGTGATATTCTCTATTCTATGGACATAGAAAGGAGAGATATGGCACGAAGTCAGAAATATAGTGAAAAGAAGGTTTCTAAGCACATTAACCTCACTCCTACAGCGATCGCATTGTATGAGGAATATGCTGCTAATCTTAATTTAAAGCTGAGTGAGCTACTAGAGCAAGTAGTTCGTATTCCTTCTGTAGCAAGGGGTTTGGCTGTTTTTATTGAGAACAAAGAAAAATCTTCAAAAATAGCTTGACAAATTTATTCTATGGACATAGAATTATTGTATAAGCAAAGCGATCGCCCCTCCGGCAAAGAAGTAAGCGATCGCCCCACAACCTAAAAGGTCTAATCAATCATGACACACACTGTCTATTCTCGCAAACTACCCCAGACTGTAAAGGTAGTAGAAGAAATTGAACTAGATGATTATTTGTTCCATGAGCAATCAAATGAAGCTGTTGTTGAGTATGAAGACGTTAGTTTCAGCAGCTTAACCCAGCCCTATACTGTCAAGGTCAATAATCGGATTGTGTTTCGCGCTCATACTTATTCCCAGTGTGAACGTCACTGCAACTGGCAAGGGTATCAAATTAGTGAAGCTCGATCAGAATTTGAGCAATACATAGAAGATTTGGTATGTGATGAACGAGGTAGTGGGCGCGATAAAGTTCCCTGTCTCGTAGCAGTTTAGTAATTTCCGCGATCGCTTTAGTTAAAATATTTGAGCGATCGCAACTGCTAAAATAGAAGGTAGCATAATTATTTTAGCTACCACAAATTCAAGTTTTAACTATTATCAATTGGCTGGGTGCGATCGCCTTATCAACTCCGCACAGATAAAATAATAACAAGCAAGACAAAACGATGACAAACACAGCAGTATTAGCGCCTGATTTTGAAGATCAACAATTTTCCGCACCAGTCTCTGAGCGTCCGCCAATTGCTCTAATAATTAATCCCAGGTTTGGAAGAACTGGTATTCTTCCTTACGGATTTGCGATAACTAAAAAAGATGCAGAATCATGTTCCTTTGATCTCCCTGAAAATTGGGAAATAGTAGAACATGAGTGGCCTAGTGGCGACAAAGAAATTGTTCTAATGACTTTAAAGCCAAGACTATTAATCCTCTCTAGCACCCCTGTTTACTTGAAAAGCAGGAACGAAGGATTCTTGTCTGGGAAGATGAGAGAAAAAAACGAACTCATCGGCGAGATGAGAAAATTCAGTGATTTTTGGAAGAACAAAAATCTCTACAAAACAGCAAGTTGGAGTTATTGCTACGTCTTAGGACAAGACAATAAACCCTGTCACACTGCGCCAATCAGGATATCCCTTGGTGGTGCAAGTGGCGCATCTTTCAATGCTTCATGGCTTCAACATCAAACTAAAGAGACAAATCGAGGTGGTTTTTGCTGTGACATGGAGAAAGCTTACGCTCAAAGCAGGAAACAGCCATATAAACCGATGGGGGACTTGTTTCATGCTCATTGCATTTATGAACCCACAATAACAGATGCCGTGCGGGGCATAGCTCCTAACACAGCAAATGTAGCTGTTGTTGAGAGCTATAAACCAGCTACCATGTCTTCTCTTGTGACAAACGGCAGTGAGTTGAGTGAGCAAATAAAACTCAGCAGAGAGTTAGTCAAGGATTGGAGACCGTCACTAAAAGAAACTGCTACCGAAGATGAAGGCAAACCCAATCCGAATGAGTTTAATGCGGCTGTTCAATCGGCAGGACAAAACCCAGAAGATGATGAATTTGGTTATCCTCCATACTAATTAACTTCAATTGCGATCGCTCCCCAATGCGATCGCAATTATCAAATAAGGAAATGCAAATGCAAATACAGATTAGTTCAGAAGGTTGGCTGTGCATTGATTTAAAATGGATAGTTATTAACTGTCATGGATGCAAAAATGGGGAATACCCCTTCGGATGGTTTAATGTTACGTTGTATAAATTTCACACTACAACAAAAATACCAAACCATGTGATTTTCACAAAACCTGTAATCAATAGATAGCGATCGCCTACCCAAATAAAAACATGAACAACGCAGTTTTAGGAGGAGTAATTGCATCGCAAAATGAGAAATCTTTTGAAGCAAGAAAAGTAAAAGTTCAAATATTAGTCTCTGAGAAATCAGGGGCTTTTTTTTGATCTTAAATATGTATAATGTTATAGATTAATACAATTATTAAAAACCGTGAACCAACTCAAAAACAAACTTCCCAAAGGCAAATATAACGGGCAAACTATTGACGGGATTGAGGTAAAATTCCAAATAACTTTACTTAATTGGCGATCGCTCTACATTGACCGAAGCTATGGCACTTTAATGATATTTTTCGCTTGTTTCAAATTCTGGATTGACTGGCACTACGTAGTTGAGTATAAGATCAATAAATAGTTACCGTTGCGATCACTTAGCCTATAATTGAAACAAGTTAAAATAATAACCGTCGCATATATTATACTTGTCTAACGTGCCAGTTCCAGTAGTGGCATACAGTCATCCAGTATCAACATACCAGCATCACCCCCCATGATCACAGTTCAAGCGATCGCCCTACTCCTTCAAAAATGCAGTATCACGTCCTTGTCGTCAAGTCTGTATATTTCTTGTCCAACCATTCCTACCTGCGCGAAGCTGGTAAAATCCCGCAACATCTTACCTAAAGCATTAATGAGCCTCGGTTTAGAAATTGGCGAAGAAATCCGGTCAGGGATAATTGCAAAAAATATAAAAATGGTGACAATAGCAGTAGGGAGAAAAGTAACTTCTTTCCCCTTGAACTATGATAGGGTGCTGCTCATGAATACTGTGATAGAAATTCCACCACGTCAAAATCTATTAGTTCCAGTCATAGACCTAATAGATGAGTGTATGGCGTATGATGGGGCTTGCGGAGTCGTGCGGATGTCAGACCACAAAGGTCTATTTTCTAACTCCCAGATTGTTTTATCCTCTAATGCCCACCCGAACGATTGGTTGGGCAAAAAAATGTCCGACTTTTGGATAGAGTCGGAACTGGATAAATATTTGGAGCGCCTTCGCCAAGATGAGGAATTGCGAAATTATTCCTACGTAGCCAAGATGTTTTCTGGGGAAAATGCCCGCTTGACTGTCAATGCCAGAATGGTAATTTGGAATGGTGAACCGGCACGGCTAGTCAAAACAATTTCCCGTGAATTATTAGATTAGCCCAATGCAATAATCCTGCTCACAATCAACGTGAGTAGGATTAATTTTAATTCCACAAAATTGAGCAATATTTTCAGCGGTAGTGAAAGTTCGCCGCGTCTTGGGATTCGTGAGAACCAATGCCAAGAGAGTTAAATCCCCCTCAAAATCCTCAGATACTCTACCCTCGGAAATATCAAGTAAATCAGCAAGTTCAATCCCAGTCTCTTCAGCCATTCGGCGAAGCGTCCAGCCACGATTTTGTAACTCTAATTTTATTAACTTAATCAAAATATCCATGTCCGTCACCCTATTTTCAGAAGCAATATCTATGAAATCATAGATTGTTAAAGGGATGCCTCTGTCACAGGTAATGAGTTTAGATGCAGCGATCGCAACTAAAGTATTCCATTCTGGATTTTTAGTAGTGGCGTTCATTATTTTGTTTAAACCGCCCTTGCTAATGTAGTGACCAGTGGATGAGCTAATTTTGTCCGCCGCTTCTTGTTGAGTTAGCCCACGATATTCAATGCTAGATTTAATTATTTTCCCTAATACTTTTAATCCCTGCTCTGATTGCATCGGAGTTTCATTATGTTTACACACATCTTTATCTACCTTTATTGTATCCCTCAGTATACACAAAATCAGCTATTTGCAAACATTTGTTAAGAAATATTAAGTATGTTTCCCGCAAGAAATGAAATTGTTTATAGTATTTCTTATAGGAAACAGTTACAAATTTGTTAAAAATATGGCACAAATTTCACTACCTCCAGCGCTGAAAGATATCTCTATCAGCGATCGCCCAATGGTCAGAATCCACCCTGCACTCTTAGCTAGAGTCAAAGCGATCGCTGCTGACAAGGGAATGACTCAGACCGCAATGCTTGAAGCATTATTACAGATTGGAATAGAGCAAGTCAGTGAAGATGCTGAAAGGGTAGCAGCATGACCGCGATCGCTCCAGGGACAAAATTTAAAGTAGGCGAGACTGAGTACAAAGTCATCCGTCCTAACCGTCAAGGAGGCTGGACTTGCCTCTACTACCAAAAGAATAGCGGTTTAACCAAAGTTTTTTCAGAGCAAGAAATACTGGAGGTATTAGCGTGAGTTTAGCGATAAATACAGGTAACGACACAAGCCCATTTGATAGTATTCGCCGCACAGATGAGCAAGGCGAATACTGGTTAGCCCGTGACCTCATGAAAGTAATGGGTTATGGACTATGGCAAAATTTCGAGAAGTCCATTGAAGAAGCTATCGAAAATCTAGAACTCAACCAAGACAAGACTTCTGACCACTTCTTATTGGTATCAATAAAAAGTAAAGGGAGAAACGCCAAAGACTATAGGTTGTCTCGATACGGATGCTACATGACAGCTATTTGCTGCGACGCTCGAAAGACAGAAGTATCCTTGGCTAAAAAATACTTCGTAGTCAAAGCCCGTGAAGCTGAAACCGTAATTCCTCAACAGAGCGATCGCCTTCGTGAATTAGAAATGCAGTTAGAACTCGCTAGAACTCAAGAGCGATTGTCTAACAGCCAACACAAATTATTAGCAACAGTTCATTTGCTTGAAACCGTCGCCCCCGGTCTAGCACCTTTAGCACTTGGCAGACCCGACGCAGTAATTACCCGCAATGAATACATTGAACGCACCATTACCAACAATGGCACTTTTGAAGGCGTGGGTATAACCTACATTCAAAAACGCTTCGGGTTCAAGTCAACTAAAGCAGCTTGGGACTGGTTAGACAGTATTGGCTATGGAAAGGATAGCGGATTTTGGGAAAGTCAACCGGCTCTAGTCCACACCCCACGACTAACGCCAGATCATCTAGAAGTTGTCAAAACCAAATTTGCCAGCAAGGAAGGAAACCGTCAGATGATATTCGGGGAATAAACATGAAGAATGGAGCTTGCATCGCTTACACAGTCCCAGCCTACGAATATGACCGAGTGCGTAAGGGCGTACCCGTTGAGGAGTTACACGTACTTTCAGAGCCAAAAGAATTTATTCCCGAAGAACTAACTCCCAAAGCATTCGGGAACTATGCCAGAAGAAAAGCGCGGCTTGATAAGCTGCGCGAACAAAATAAAAGCAATTAGATTATGACTCAAAAAACCGCACATCGTGGCAGTGGGCGAAGAAAAATGTCTGTTGCCAGTGAACTCAACAAGCAGCAAAGACAACTGGGATTAGGGAGAAGCGACCAATGTTTTCCTAGCCTAGAACGCAACACAGGGATTGAACCTGACAAAATCCCCAGCCTAAAAGCCGCAGTCTTCATGAGACTTCAACAGATAAATTTTCAACAATTTATCTCTGAGGAAATGGCCACACAAGCAAAAGCCACCGCAGACTTAGTTGAAAAACAGGGAATGGGGATGCTCTATGGCAATAAATTCTCTAAAACTGCTTGGGCGATCGCTGTCCTATCTTTCCAAAAAGGTGGCTACACAGCCTATGGGCTTCATTTTGAATCGAGGTTAAATAATGCAGCAGCAAGTTGATCTAGAAGTAGAAATTCTTGAATTTATTAGGGAGAAGCCCACTTACCAGGAAATTACCAATAAGTTCAACAAGAATCACACCTTGAACGCCATTTATATTTGCCTTGAAAAATTGCAAAGTGAGAAAAAGATAGAGCCTAACATTAGATTTCAGCTTGTAGTTCCAGAAGTTAAGTAAGCGATCGCCCCTAATTATTTATGTCCACAAACAAACTAACAAAAGACAAAATTCTTGCTCAACTAAACAAAGGCGATATGTTCGCAATTGAGATAAAGCAAGCGCTGAAAATCTCCAACATTGAGCTATGGGATTCAATTAAGGAGTTGCGAGAAGCAGGGGAAATTCATCAATATTTCCGCATGACCACACCATCAGCAACTATTTGTTTCTGTCTGCCAGGGCGCAAGAAAGAACCTCCATCTGTTCGTTGGAGTAGAGGCGTTAAACCCTGGACACCTGCAATTAATTAGTCAACCAAACAAGGAATAAATCATGAAATCAACAGCAGTAGCGACAAAACCAGTAGAGCCAGTAATTGATCATCTTGAAGCATTTGAACCGCTAGAAGAAATAGCCACTGTAAGCCCATCAGCAGAACGCAGAATTACCAAAGTAAAAGCAAAAAGACTTGAAGATGCTGAACTAATTACCATCGAATATGAAGTAGCTCACGACAAAGCTAAAGACGGTTGGTTTTCCGCTACTTTCACCTCCAAAGAAGAAGCTAGGGAGGAATTTTACGGCAGCATGGATGAACTTTTACCACTTCTGATAAATGCAATTGGGCTTGATTCTATCCAGTGGGAAGAAGGACAAATAATCGGCGTTTCCTTCAAACACACAGAAGAGAATATCGGCATAACTATCACTGGAAAATGTGAAATTAACGGCGCTTACCCTTGCCCAACCTCACCCTATGCGATCGCTCAAGATACCTTTGATTACGACTTAGTTATGGCACTTCAACAGGAAGCGATCGCCTATCTCGATGGTGCAAGAAAAGCAAGCGCTCAACAATCATTATTTTAGCCATGCAATATCACTTGTGGATTTTCACTCTATTTATTATCGGGCTTGAATCAATGCTGATAACCTTACTCGGCATTCTATTTTTTGTAGTTCAAACTCAAAAAATAATGCCTGCTAAACAACAATTCAACAAGCATTAGGGGGAATCTCATAATGACTATTCTAACACAAACACAATCTACTCAATTAGTAGAATCCAATCTGAAAAATGGGGACAAGATTCAATATAAACATCCCAAAGCAAATGGTTGGGTAGAGGCAATTTTCCATGAGTTCTATACCCCAAGTTTAGCCCCCACAGGAGCGAAGTGGAGCTTCATTGAATTGTCAGTAAAAGGCAAATTGTTTAAAGCCTTTTATCTTGACCAGATTAGACCATCTGCGTAAGTTCAGCAAGCGATCGCATTTAATTAGCGATCGCTCCACACACTACAAATAATTACCATGCTGCAAACACTCGAACATATAACAGTCAAACAAATAGAAAAAACTTTTGGAAGATGTGGAAGCTGCCACAGATATCGAGGCTGTAATCACGAATCTGAGTCTAAAATATTATGCTTGGATTGCGTCACAACATTGAGAAATCAACAACGGTTGACTATCATATCGCAACCAAAAACTGAACCATCTTCAGTTAAGCAAGCTAAACTCAAAACTCCTAGAGTCCGCAAAAATAAACCCAAAGAAATCAAAAATAAGCCCAAGGAAATCAAGAATAAACCCAAAGAAATCAAGAATAAGCCCAAAGAAATCAAAAATAAACCCAAAGAAATCAAAAATAAGCCCAAGGAAATCAAGAAAAAAATTAAGTTATACAGGGAATTTGGCAGCGGTTTATTACAGAAGGAAATTCTTGATCTCCTAAAAAGAAACAATGCAGGATTTTCATTATCAGACATTGCTAGGAAGCTGCGATCGCTCCCGACTTCAACTTGGATAACAACAACAAGGTTGGTAGAAGATGGGGAAATTGTTTATGTCGGTAAACAAAGAAATAGAATTTATGCTCTGCGATCGCTCCCGACTTCAACTTGGATAACAACAACAAGGTTGGTAGAAGATGGGGAAATTGTTTATGTCGGTAAACAAAGAAATAGAATTTATGCTCATCACTCTCATGCTGAAGTTCTAGAGAAATATCGGGGTGTTTGCGTTTCTCGCCTACCAACAATTGAAAAAGTAAAAGCGATTTTAGATGCAAGCGATAAAATAACTTCTGCTACAGAAATCTATAGCAAGGTCAAAGGCAAGAAAAGCAAGACAAGCATACGTTATTGCCTACGGTTTTTGGTAGTCAGAGGTGATGCTGTTTCCTGTTTCGATTATCAGGAGCATGGAGAAAAGTTTGTGTCTACTACTAACGAAAAAGCATTTTTTGACTTCAACAACAATCAACCGCAACACAAGATTTTGAACTTTCTCAAGGATGGACCCAAGAATAAACAAGAAATTTCTCAGCATCTAGGGAATCTCAGGAGATGCACTATAGGAGTCAGCAAAATCCTTGCAGAACTTCAGGGGCAGGGAAAAATTGCGATCGCGCCTAGACCTGCAACCAGGAAAGGGGTGTTTTTTGAATTAACTCCATAAGTTTGCGCTTTTTTCATATCCACTACACCACTTTGCACTTAGTATGAAAAGATTTTTGACTTCCCTATTGACTTGTTACACGCGATTAGAGTATCATGATTCACATAGAACACAGAGAGGGATATGTCAAACCCAAAACCAATCCCTGTTCCATTGGAATCACAGTTTAAATTCAAATGGAAATCAGGAAAAACTACAGTTTGTAGAGTTCCTGTTAAACTGCAAACCTCACTTATGGCGATCGCTCACTGTCTTGACAGTAATCCCGCGATCGCTGATGAACTTCTCAAACACGCTCAGTCATTATTGGCAGAGTAGTTTCAATATTTCCCCCGCACTATTGCAAGTAGTCGAGGGGCGACCCCTAATCCATCTCAAAGCCATAGGAGTTATTTGGATGATATCGAATATTTCTATGCCCGTCAAGCGATCGGGCGAATTGTTGCACATCTTTGGAGGTGTGTAATGGCAAAACATCTTATAAGGCATTATGGGAAATACATTTATCGCCACGAAGATTATCAGGCAATTTGCCAGGGTGATGATTGTGCATCCCAGATACTCAGTCTTTTTGAGTTCTGGACTATTTGCAGACTAGAAGAAATTAAGCGGATAGAAAGCTATAACGAGCAAAGCAGAAGAGGGAATATACCCTTAATGCAACCGCCCGATTTATGGCTGTACGAGACAATAACAGACATAAGTGAAGGTATGCTTGACGCTTATGGCGATTCTTCCATTAGGCGATCGCTCAAGAAGCTTATTGTATGGGAGTTTATTGATTCTCGAAAATCAAAGCATGACTTTGACAGAACCAAGGAATATAAGTTCAATACTGAGTTAATTCAATCATCCCTAGATCAGTGGTGGAACTCTCAAAGCATTGAAAATTCCGAGGCGGTAAAAAGAACGCACGAGTCAGTAGAAAAAACGTTGGAACCTGTAAAAAGAACGCACGAGCTAGTAAAAAAAACGCACGAGTCGTTGAATTTACAGGATGATCTATATTCTTCTAACAGTCTTAATAAACAGTCTGTTTTAACAAAAGAGCAAGCGCACTTAATTGAATTAAATTCAATTAAAGAGGAAGAGAGGAGTAGTTCAGAATCAACTGCTTCGTTGATTACAAAAACAGAATCTTCGGTAAAACAGATAACTCCTCATGGAGACGGGTGTTCCGCCCGCCCGCTTCAAAGCATTTACGCCCAAGCTGCAAATGTGTGGGAATTAGTAGATTTATGCTTAGATAGTCCTGACTTGGCAGATGCAAAGCCACCGTCGGAACTGTTGGCTGTCTACAACGAAAAATACAAATGGAGTCAATGGAGATGGCCATGGCGATCGCTCACCAAAACAAAAGAGTTTGGAACGTTTAACCCAGAAGTTGTCAAAAAACTCGCAACTCAACTGGCAGCAAAAGACAAAGCTACGCCGACTCAAAAATATGACTGGGCGATCGCAACTATCAATCTGTGGGAGCAAACAAAAGGTGGATGGACAAACTTAATGACTTACTGCGATCGCCCTGTAGACCAAGTTTCTACGGAATCAGCAGAGGAATTGGCGGAAACTCCCAGGCATATCAAGGGGTGGCATGACTCATACCACGAAATCCTGCATGAAAAGTTTCGTGCTGCTAGGAGTCTAGAAGTCTTTTTCGCCAAAGACAAGGACAACAAGCCTTGGTACGAATTTGCAAAAGAAAAATTCCCCTCTTGGGACTGGTCAAAATAACTCGCTTCAACAACCCCTTTTAAAATCCAGGATAAAGTGCCATGTTTACCGAAAATGAACTAGACTTCGCAAGCAACAGTCCTGACCGCTTGCCACCCCAAAATATTGAGGCTGAGGAAGCAATCTTAGGGGGGATACTACTAGACCCTGAAGCTATCACCCGAATATGCGATCGCATCTCTCCAGAAATCTTTTATCTTGAGCATCACAGAAAAATATATGAGGCCATGCTTGAACTCTATAGAGAGCAAAAGCCAACTGACTTACGTTTTGTAACATTGTGGCTGACGGACAAGATTGATAAAGTTACTGGGAAAAATTACTTAACTCTAGTCGGTGGTAGAAGTAAATTAGCCGCACTTGTTGACTGCACAGTTTCCGCAGTGAATATTGATGCTTTAGCGGGGCTGGTTATGGAGAAATACTTGCGTCGAGAGTTAATTCGTGTTTCCCAGCAGAACATCAAATTAGCTTATGCCACAGAGATAAAACTTTCAGTGGTTTTAGATGAAGCCCAAAAATCAGTGTTTAACTTATCCCAAACACTCGTAGACGATCGCCCAAAGTTGGTTCACGTTTCTGAATATATGCAGGAAACGTATTCAGAAATGGAGAAGAAGCTGGCAGGGGAAATTCAACCAATTAAATCAGGATTTTATGATATTGACGACAAAACAGGTGGCTTTAATGAAGATGAGTTCATAGTTGTTGGTGGTAGGCCAGGTTCGGGTAAAACGGGATTTGCTTTAAAAGCAGCCGCGAATATGTCACGCGAACAGCCAAAAGATATTTACTACTTTTCCCTAGAAATGAACGCGGAGCAGTTATGTAGGAGATTGATAGCGCAGGAAAGTCGAATTGAAGGGACTGTCTTGAAACAACCAAAGATGATGAGAGAAGATGATTGGGTGAAAGTTTCTTTGGCTATGGCTCAATACGAGAAAGAACAGTCAAACTTGTATATTTGCGACAAAAAGAAGATGGATGTTCTTGATGTTGCCGCAAGTATCCGCCGTTTCATCGCTACAACGGGTAGTAATCCAGGCGCGATATTTATAGATCATATTCACATCTTAGCAGGAACAGAGGAAGGGGCTAATGATGAATACGCAAAGATAACAAAAGCATCGAGGTTTCTCAAAGAAATATCTTCTAAAGAGGATGGCTTTGGGTGTCCGGTATTTGGATTAGCTCAATTAAATAGAGGTGTTGATGCGCGGACAAACAGAAGACCGATGATGAGTGATTTGAGAGCGTCGGGGGCTTTGGAGCAGGACGCAGATTTTGTATTTTTGTTGTACAGAGATGAGTATTACAACGAAGATACTCCAGACAAAGGCATTGCGGAATTAAATATTGCCAAAGGCAGAGATACCGGAACGGGAGTAATTAAATTACTTTTCAATTCTCAATTCGCAGAGTTCAAAAACTTAGTCAAACCCCAATACTAATGAAGAAAATAAGCGATCGCTCATTCACCCTAACTTCCTATCAACTCAAAAATGTCAATGCAGGTTATGACAATCATGCAGTTGTCCGGGAAGATGCGATCGCTTTTGATTCCCAATCATTATCTAATTTCACTTTAGAAGAGCTAGATATTCCCGAAACTTTTCATGTTGTTATTTTCCCTGAATGTGGACTTTCGTTTTTATGGACATTACCAAACTCGAAACACTCAAAATTTACCTAGAACAGCTTCAGAAAAAATATTCCCACGAATTAGCTACTAGGGACATCAAGATTTACGGCGATTACTACCACCAACAATTGAGAGAGGTTCGACAAAGATTATGGTATATAAACCAGACTTTAGACAATTTAAAAGCATTGGAAAGCGATCGCATTCACTTATCCAAATGCTATTCACAAGATTCATCAATTGGGCATCCAATCGAAAAGGAGTCGAACCTGTGAACGAGAATCCAAGTCTAAGGATGATGATTGAACAGAAAGAATGGCTTCAGCAAGAAATACTTAAACTATGCTATTTAGCTGCGGCTTCCACTAATTCAATTGTCAAATTCGCAGAATGTCAAAAAGCATTATCCAAGAAAAAGTTTCAGTTATTGGAAGTAGAAAGGCATATCACAAGAAGCCTGTTTACTGCACTTAATAAAAATGCAACTAATTATCCAGCGCTCGAAGAATGGAGGGAAGAAGAATGAAGACAACTACTGGACAAAATAGCATGAATCAACTATCATTATCTCAGTCAGTTGAAGAGTTTACTAACGACGATTACGAGACTCCTGACAAAGAAGCTAAGGCGATCGCAAGTTTAGTATTACCAACAGACAAAAACATCCTTGAACCCTTTGCAGGAAGTGGACAAATTGTTAAATATCTGCCCAGCGATCGCATAATTACTGTTGCAGAAATAAAATATTGCCGCATACTGCAACTTCGTCAATTAAGGAATCATTCTTTTAACTTTAATGGTGATTTTTTCAAACTTGTGAATTTTACTCGCTACGATTTAATTATCACCAACCCACCATTTAGTTTGTGCATGGAGGCGATCGCGCACTCACTCAAATTACTCAATCCCGATAATCCCACAGCAAGATTATTATTCTTGATGCCATTGGATTGGAACTGCGCCCAGTCAAGAGCAAAAGTTTGGAATCAACTAGATGCACATATCCATCATGTTTACCGCATCCCCAAGCGTGTTGACTATCTAATTAATGGAGTTCCTTGCAGTAAAACTCAAAAAGTTGATAAAGACGGTAATCCTGTGTTCAAGACTCGTAAAGTTGCCAAAATAGTAAACGGGGAAAAAGTAACAGAAGCCATCCAAACAGATATCCCAGAATTGATGTCAGGACGGCAATGCTACGATGCTGTTTTTGACATTCGTTTGGGCAAAGAAAACCCATCAACAACATTTTTGTACTAATGTTAATCTCCAAATGCGTGATTCACACTTTACTTGAGAGAATCCCTAATAATCATGAATTATTGGCATCCATGAAATTGCATTTAACCCTGTTCGTGGACTATGCGGACGCTTACGAAAAAGTCTGGAACAGCATCTGGTGGAACGATGCAAACACTGCTACTAAAAAGCGTGTTAACGAAAAACTGAACAGACTTGCTTTTGATGCGGCTACTTCACTTTTTGATGCGATCGCGCTTTTTGACGACTACTGCGATTTGATGGATAAAAATAGCATCCCTTCAACTGGATGGGCTGAACTAACTTATTTATCTTTTAAAGATGCAGTAGACACGCTGGAAAAAGAGCATAGCAGAGAAATTAATTCCATCCAACTTCCACTTTTTAAACAGGAGAAAATCATGCTTGAACTATTTGAGCAATATAAACACATTCACCACCAAATCACAGAATCATCGTTGAGCCAGATTATTTTGCAAATTACAGGCGATCGCTATTGTCTAATATCCTCAGATTTTTTCGCTTTTGGTGGTGAATTTGAACAAGTCGAGGAAGCTTTGAAAGTAGCGATCGCAAATAACCAATTACTACCAAATCAAGAAGGATAAAATGGAAACATTGCTAATCAGCTTACATCCGCGTCACAGCCAAAACATTTTCTCAGGGAAGAAAACAATTGAGTTAAGAAAGCGAGGTGTCCGAGAAGAAAATTGCCAACCAGCCTTTGATCGCATCTTAATTTATGAAACTACTCCAACAGCAGAGATAGTTGGCTATTGTGAATCCGTTGAAATTCTCTGCAAAGATGCTCAAACTTTTTGCAACAATTACCAATCAAGCTTGTGCTTAAATTCCCGTGAAATTTGGGATTATTTAGGCGATCGCATGGGTTACGGGATTAGAATCAGAAACCCCAAAAGAATCACTCCAATTCCACTTTCAATGATGCGTGAAGCAGGAATTTTACCACCCCAAGGGTTTAGATATTTGTCAGATGAAATGATTGAAAAATTAGGAGTTAAATTCAATGATTAGAATTGGTTCAATTTGTTCTGGTATGGGCATGGCTTTACATGGTTTAGGAACTAATGTTTGGGGTATTGAGTGCGATCGCCAAATAGCTGATGTCTATGCTAAAAATCATCCCCACAGCAAAATTATTTGTGATTATGTCCAGAATGTTGACCCCAATGAATTAGAGGATGTAGATTGTGTTATCGCAACGCCCAGTTGTAGAAATGCCAGTATTGCTAATTCAAAAGCAGGTGAAACAGAAGATGATTTAATTGTGGCGAAATCCATAGTTGGGATTATTAAAGCAAAACTCCCAAAATTCTTCCTACTAGAGAATGTGGCAGGTTACAAGAATTTTGAGAGCTTTACTCAGATTGAGGAGGAATTAACCACCCAAGGATATTGTACCACTACCCAAATATTAAATCTACAGGATTTTGGTATTGCCCAATCTCGGAAAAGAATGTATCTGTTAGCAGCCAGGAATCAAGAGATTAGCGATATCCAATTACCTCAAGTTGGACTATTGGGATGGTATGAGGCGATCGCTGATTTAATTCCTACACTTCCAGAGATATTTCTTTCCAAATATCAGCAGAAGTGCAAGGGTATAACCAACAATTGTTTGATACGTCGAATAGGGGCAAATAAAGCAAATAATCGAGCCTATCAACCATCTGAACCATCATTCACAATCCGGGCATTTGGACGTAAAGCTGACAACCACTGGAATCAAGCAAACGTTCTGATTGACAACATAGTTAAGTCGGTTACGCCTTGCGCTTGCCTAAGATTTTTTGGGGATAAAGAAACGGCAGATAAAATTTGGCTACCAGAGCGTAAAACATTAGCAATGGAAGTAGTTGGAAACGGTGCAAGCTGGAAAATCATGAAGTTTTTATTGACACACCTGAACCAATAACTTGCTATAATCAGGGCATCTATTTATGATAGATGCACCCTAGCTTTAGGCGATCGCGATCACAGGCGATCGCTCTTTATTAATTATGGAAAATCAGATTGGCAGAATCTATCGGTATATTTTCGCGCTGATAATTACTTGGTTAATGGTAATTCAGTCTATCCGCGTAGAGATTGATTTTTCCAAAGATCAACTTCCTCAGATAAAATCTTTTAAAATAGAGGAAATTCCCGAAGCTCTAGCGATCGCTGAAATATCTCTAGTTAGTTATTTATTGGGGCTTAATGTATTGGGAATTTTAGGAAGCAAGAATAAAAAATAATTTAGCATTTATAATAATTTATTAGTGGTATCCTAAGTTAAAAATTTGGTAAAGAAAATTGAAAAATTTATCCTCAAAAATTGGCTCAAAATCCGCAAAAGAAGAAAATAAAACCGCACATTGGTTTCGGTGGAATATGGGTACAGAAGTCAAAACAAAAAGAAACTTAACTATTTTGGTATCTTTATTGTTGTTGGAACTCACACTATTCCTCAGCACTTTTGGGATGTTGACCTATGTGGTGACAGAATCCCATCGAGTGCATTTATCCGAAATACTTCTCAAAAAGCGATCGCATCCGTAGCTTTCCACGCACTCAAACTAAGAAATCCAGTTGGCGATCGCAAATAGAGCAAGCCAACTGGATTAGGCTGTTAGAAAAAGAAATTCGCTGGGAATTAGCTGACGACTCCCATGATTTGAATGAGGAAAAATTATACTTTTGCTAGTACAATTTCTTCGGGTTGATCTTGGTATTTACCCTGTCTATCTTCATAGGAAACTTCGCAGGGCTTACCTCTTAAAAACAACAATTGACAGATACCTTCATTAGCATAAACCCGACAATCTGCACTTGATGAATTAGATATCTCGATAGTTAAATTTCCACGCCACTGACTTTCTATTGGTGTAAGATTTGCGATTATCCCCGCACGTGCGTAGCTTGATTTTCCTATACAAATTGCTGTTAAATCTGATGGCATTTCTAATCTTTCGATCGCTACACCCAGTCCATAGGAATGTGCAGGAATAATGAAATAGTCGCCCCATGAGTCATGCTGTAATTTTACAGATTCTAAATTATCGGGATTAAAGTTTTTGGGATTAACAATTGTACCGGGAATATGCTTGAATACTTTAAATTCTTTAGAACTTAATCTAATATCATATCCATAAGATGACAAGCCATAGCTGATAACTTTTCTAATCTGCCTGGGCATTTCTGCATGACCGCAAATACCAACTTCTCTAATTAATTGAATCTGAAATGGAGTAATCATTCCATTAACAGCCAACTCGGTTATTTCTGCATCGTTTAAAATCATAGTTTCCCCTAAATAAATAATTGCTTTAATATTGCGATCGCGCTATGGTACTCACTATCTAAATGAGCAGACATAGCTTGACTTATATAATAAAAACCGTCGTGTCGTCTTTCAATCTTGGCATTGCCTCTGTTACCAAAACCGTCGAGTAGTGATTGAAGTTTCTGGGTTAAATCGTCCATAATTTCTATCTCATTCTCCAGTATTTATCAAATAACCTTTCTGTGTTTCTATAAAGCCAAATCTCTTATACCAGTTTATCAGTTTTTCGGTATATTCGTTTTTGGGAGGTACGACAAGCAAAGGAAGTTTTTGCCGGAAACATAAATATTTGATAGCAAAAGTTAACAACTCAGTCCCCAATCCGTTACCTAAAAATTCTGGGATAATTTCTATCTCCTCAATAATCCAAAATTTCTTGTCTAATTTAACCTGGAGAACATGAAAATCTAGCTTGGTGTCCGCGATCGCTAACAATTTACCAGCAACTTTATCATCAACAATTATCTTGATTAAATATTTGTTGAAACTAATCTTTTTAATTTTCTTGTGTGTCATAGTTTTGGGATAATTTTAGCACTGTTTAAAGTATAATATTAATTGATAACTAAAACAAAAAACAAATATTATGAATGAAGAAGTTGGTATCGCTCGTATTCCAGTTGAAGAAATTAAAAAGTTTAACAGCATTATTGAAAGGATAGAGGAAAGGCTGGAATACGGGAACAGAAACGCGGTAAATAGAAAAGAAAGTGTTGAATATACTTTAGGACTCACAATTGGTTTTGTGACAGCAGAATTGAATCAGCTTAAAGATCGGTTAGCAGGATGGAGTGAGGAATAAATAAGAGCGATCGCTCTATGTCCACTGTAAATACGAGTCATGCCGTCTTTACAGTGGCGATTTTGTACCTAAAACAATTTGGGTGTTTAATCAACCATAAATAAAAGTTATGGCTGTGGATGGCGATCGCGTTTTCTATACTTATTCATTTCTTTACAATTACTAACTTCTCCACTCGGCAGGGTCAGGACTACACCATTTCTGCATCCAGTTTAAGTCTTCAGACAGTGCATAGACATAAGCCCATTCTTGCCAATACGCTGCAACAATATCAGGCTCATTAATAACTATCGCATTTTCTAAAGACTTTGTACCGTTTTGAGTAAAATTAAATGAGCCAGTCCATACTGCAAAAGGAATTGCATTCTCGTCACAAAACAACATAAATTTATGGTGCATTCTAGGCATAGCAGGTGACTTATCTGTGTTCAAATTCCCAACACATCTAATCGCTTTACCCCCTCCCTTGCAATATGTAATCGATCTAAACGGTAGTCTGGATACACCTCTTTTTTTTGAGCTTAAAGTTGACAATATAACTGGATTATTAAATGGATACTCTAAGTATTCATCTTTTACTTCACGCTCATCCTCTTCGTCCGCCCAGATTTTAGATTCATTTTCTTGAGGGAAGATCACGTTACTGCATCCTCCATAAGGCCACAAATCATCATCAGTAAATCCAGGTAAATCATCATAAAGCTTTTTTAGTTTTTTATTGCTACCTGAATCAGGTCTTAAAAAATCTTCTTTTTGAACAAGAATAGAAACTTTATGGATACCACTAAGAGCATTTAATATATTTTCATTGGTAAGCCAAGCAACACATCCCAGACATATCTCAGACCTCACAATATATTCCCTCAAACGTTGCTCTAGATTATCAAAATAAACACTAATTGAGCTAGTTTTAGCAGTAGTTAACCGTTGCCATTTAACGTCTCCGTCTATATTGATTTTATTTAAATTAGCAAGCATATTTTTCTCCTTATAATTTGTAACACAAGCTTGCGATCGCTGTCCCACCCACCCAACCAGCGATCTAAATTTACTAAATTCTACCTAGCCTTGAACCTTGACTGCAAAAATCAAGATATCCAAAAGCTCTTGTAGTTCTTTCGTGTTGCCACCAAAAATACCTACGGAAGAAGATTTATCGCATTCGGGAAATTTAATTAGAGAAACACAAATTAGATAACCTTTAATCTCGATACTGATTCCTAAAGTTTCACTTCTTTTCCCATAGCAGTAGTTCCCAAAATCTGCAAACCAGAAGCCTTTGGACTTTAAATATTGGTCTACAAATTCTAATCTTTCGTGTTTATTAAGTGATGAGTTTGCCATGATTTTATTAGATGATAAGTGGACAAGGTGAAAAGCGATCGCTCGACAATAGAGCGATCGCTTATTTAATTATTTAACCGCTTGCACTACCAATGTAGTTGTTTCTGGTAATGGGATACCAGGATAAGCAACACGCCAAGCATCATGAGAATATAAATTTTTCTCAACAAATCTTGGGCATGGTACTTTCTTGATTTCCAACCCCATTTGATTTGACACAGCTTTGAGCCTATGCCACTTAAACCGAGTCTCTGAAATGCCGTTAAATTTGGCTACACGAACGATAGAGGAATAATTGAACAATTCATCCACTGCTTCAGATAAACACTCATTCTGCTGTTCTAGTAAGATGTTTTGTTGCTCTAACCGTTCGTTTTCCTGCGCTAAGTGTGCAGCCTCTAGCAATGCCTCCGCATAAGTTTGTGGGATGCTGTGGCGTGCGATCGCTGTAGTGCCAGTTGACATCAGGTTGAAGATATGACTGTCGCACCATATAGCAAATTCGGTGCTAATCCATCGAGCTAGATTAATTGCCAAACTAGGATGCCCCCAAGTGCAAGGAGATGTCCCACCGATTTCTGATTGCACTACCTCTAATGTGAGGGACTGGCTCAAAACCCTGATATACTCTTGAGTTTGCTTTAGTCTCGTATAGTTGTCTAGTCTTTTCCCATTCGCTTGGCACATTTGAGTGAGATTGATGAAACCATCATGCCGACGAGAAATCAATTGTCCGTTGTAGTCAAATGTTGCTATATTGTTCATAACAAAGTAACCCGCCTTTTTCGGGTGAAATGTTACCAGCGAAACCACACGGAATATTCCCGTATTCCTTCGTGGGCTGGTTTAATTATTTTACCACAATTAATACACAATTTCGCACTTTCAATAAATACCAATAGGTGTGACTATAGAAATACCAAGTCAGGATATTGTTGGTTAGCAAATTACACTTGGTTTATAGCGATCGCGTAAATTCCCCTAACTCAAATCTCCCGCATCCACTCATAGGACAATTCATTTTCAATCTCCCCGAAAGCGTAAACCGTAGCATCAGCTTCATCAGGCGATCGCCCACCAAGTCGTTTCATAAGAAGTGGGTCGGTCTTACTCTCAACTCTAATTTCCCCAAATTGAGTCCTGCCTTTTGTAACCGACCATCTATGAGCCAATAACTGTGTTCTGAGTTTTGGATTAGGTGGTAAAGCTATGTTTAGCCCATATTTAGGATCAAGAATTTCTCTCATGTTCCAGTAGAGATACGATCGCAAATTATAGAATTGCAAAACACCACTTCTGTCTTTTCTTGGGTTGCCATCTTCATCCTTAACAGTAGCACCACCATTAATAGGAATTGGCTCAACATTCATTCGCCGCAAAGAATCATAGGGTGAACTACCAACACCCACTACGTCAATTCTGATTTCTGTTTTCTGCGATCGCATTACCTTCAATATTTCCAATGCCAAAGTATCACCATCGGGTGTATCTTTACCAGGAATCTCAATCAACTGTGCAAGCCAGTGATGATGTCTTGGTGCAATCACACTATAACAATCCCCACCCCGTGCCACATCAACTCCTAAATGAGATTGTGGTGCTGGTGCGATCGCTGTCCATCTCGCTACAGCCGCATCGTACCATTCAGTTGGAACAATCTGCCAAGGATGGTCTTTTGTAGCAACAGTTTTGAATGAACCGTACAAGAGTTGCGATCGCAATGGTTCAGGTAATCGCTGTAACATCCCCCTGTAATTGGTATCTCGCAAGTAGATGTTTTCATCCAGTGACCCAGGGATGAATGAGCGAGAACGGGGAATAATAGTTTCTGTTATCCCATCCTGATTTGTATGTTCAATCGGGTCCCCATTGGGAACTTCTACTGATTCACCATCCAAAGTTGCAAACCATCTGAGTTCCCCTGGTAATGCGCGATCGCCTGGATAATCTTCTTTTAACCAAGGACTCCAATAATCAATAATCCACGCCCCTTCTGTTGAGGATGGAGGATTACAAGTTGAGATTACCCTGCATTTTTGATTAGGGTCAGATGATCTATTCCAAGTAATAATAAATTCGTACTGGGTCTGGCTAAATTCTGTTAATTCATCAAATCCTTTTAAATCATGTTCACGCCCCCGATAATTCTCCTTGTCATCTTCATATTGAACCGCACCAAATTCTAAAGTTTTACTACCAGGAAGTCGCCATATTTTATCGGTGCTGTTATATCTGCCACTGGTAGGATTCAACATTCTTCGACTCTTTTCAATTATGTCTTTCAAACGAGAATATTCCCGCCTAAAAATAATTGCATTCCTGTGAAGCCTTGTAGCGACAATCAACAGGGCTGCACTTTTACCGGGACCAGCCGCGCCACCCACTAAAAGCTCATCTGCTTCTGATTCATACACTTTTTGTTGAAACCCGTCTTGAGGTTTCCATACTTGCTCAAGAAACTCATCTTGTGCAGTTTTCTTGGCTTTATGCGATCGCTTCTCCGACTTTTGCGAATGATAATTTACCAAAGGATTTTCGGCATATATATCTTCAAGGATAATATCTTTAGCTCTACTCTTCCTCATCAGAACTCATTTGCTGTAATAGTTTTTCTATTGCCAAAGAATCGGATAACAAGCGATCGCCTTGCGTCAAACAAGTATCTATTGACCTAACTATATTAGCAGCATTGCTAGGTTTAATATCTTTGGGATTTAATTCATTAGCAAATGTTCTAAATTTCTTCAATACAATTACGGCAGTTGCTCGAAGTGCATTGCCAATTTCTTCATTTTCTTGGCGATATTTTCTTAACTTTTCTCTATATGATTCTCTATTTTCTTCCTCTAAAATTTGTCGAGCGATCGCTTCTTGATCTGTGTCATAAACGTCGGCTCTTGCAATCCAACTATGCTTAGAACACCATTGTTCTAACCTTCTACTAGTACCACCGATCTCATCTCGCACCCTTGGGACACTCCGTGATGAACCCATATCACGATAAACACAGAAAGCTTCATAAGCTACTTGTGTCTCGGTTTCTAGTTTTTCATATATGGGTTTATCAGACATCCTTAATTATTAGTAAGTGGTTAATTCCGTAATATTATTAATAATACTTGATTTATAAATAACACATTCAGAGGGAATAATGAAATACTTCTTAGGACTTGTTTTGGGACTACTGCCAGCGATCGCTTCGGTTGGTACTTTTAACTCCCCTGCCGCTGCTCAATCCTGTGCAAATTACTGGGTGAACCCTCAGACAGGTCAGCAAGAGTGCTTGACAGTGACATCCAAGCCATCTTTTTTGTATTTGGGTAAGAGGAATGAGACAAGCAGGGAAGGGAAAAAAGTAGTAGCAAAGTTCTATATTCAGAAAAATATTACTGTCACCGGTGGAATGAGTAAGCCGTTCCTGCAAGTGACAATATTCTCTCACGGGTACAGGTTTGACGACGAAGTAGTTATTGATTGCAATAATTACGCGATCGCTTATAAGTCTGAATCAGTTACTTACAAGGGTAAACTCAAGGGGAAAGAAGAATATGAAACTCTTGAGTTTGAGCCTATTAGACGCGAGGTAGATAGCGCAAGTCAGAGAATGTACAGCTACATTTGTAACGGCGTAATACCCAGACCCTAATTAGTTGCAGCTATTACATCATTTGCTAATTTGACAGCAAAGTTAACAATCTTGTTTCTTTGTTCTTGGCTTGGTATTTTGTCCAAGTCAAGTTTCAACCCTGATAATATTGCTGGTACAAGATTATCAATTAATAATTGACGGCGATCGCTCTTTAGTACGGGAACGACAGGAAGCGATCGCCAATCTGAAGTATTAACTTCCTCAATTATTTCTAGTGGTTCTTTCTTGGTAGCCATAGTTTAATTAGTAATTTGTTGGAATTATAGCATTTGTTTAATAGTATCCACCCATTTAGTAATAAATGGGTGGATAGAAAATATTAGCTAACTAATACATTCTCAGGAAGCGTACACTTATCAGAATCACGCTCAGGCAGATGGGTTATCCCACACTCTGTCATCTGTTTATACAACTTTACTAAAAGTTCTTTCGACTGCTCCTCACTCATCTCTTCCACCTGACGCTCAAATGAGTAATCAGAAGATTGACTTTCCAGGTATTCTTGTCGAAGTTCTAGAATAGCGATCGCTAATTCTGCTGGGTTTAATCCACCATGCTTGGATATATCTTCTAAAGTTCGGATGCCAGGGGAGTGTATGTCTCTTATCCATCTTCCCCACATGGAGACAGAAGTGCCTTGGCAAATATGAGTTTTTCTGTAATTACTCATATTTTTTAATTCATTTATCTTGTTACGATCAATTTCAAATTGCACAAGAATATATTGTAAATAAACAGCTTTAAAACATCAGCAATAAGTATTTATTTTAAATGATTACCACTTTAAAAGCTATAAAAATACGTCATTTTGCGGGGAAATAATAAGCGATCGCTTATTCAATGCGATCGCCTATCAATTAATTTTCTTCCTTCGAGGGCTTGGGCTTTTTCTCGTAGACTTGGATAGCAGGTTCGATGACATTAAAACCGCCTGATATTGGTTCACCTACTTTACCCGTGATTGATGCCACCCACATAGGGTAATTTGCATCGGCATGAAGCAGCTTATTCCAGACTTTAGGTTTTACTTTAACCCTGATTTTCGTGCTGTCACAGTTCACAAAAAACTCATGCCACCCGTTCTTGTCAGTGGATGATTTGGGTAGTTCAGTGATTTTGGCTGTTACCTCTAATTTTCCTGCAACAATCATTATTTCCTCCTAATTATGTGCTTTGTGTGCGATCGCTATTATTTCCCCAACAATTTAACCGGAACTTGAAGCTTCTCTGCTAGGCTTTTTACTACATCAGAGAACGGTCGAGATTGAATACCTATCAAGAATTTAATTGAATTACCAGCTTCGTGGCAGTTAAAGCAGTAGTACATACCTTTGACTGGACTAACACGAAAACTAGCTTTGGGTTGCTCCTTACAAAATGGGCAACTACCAACGAGGTCTTTACCCTGCTCAGTTAAAACTACATATTCTGATATTATTTTGGCAATATCAGCACGCGCTTTTACTTCTTCGATAGTGCCTGGGTGTATTCTTTCTGTCATATTTTTAGTTATTAATATGGAACTTCATCAAGAGTGCCAAGTGGCATCAGTTCAGAAGCTATTTCTATAACAACCTCCTTGACCTGACTGGCTACAAATTTGGCACTCTCAACCAAATATTTCCAAATTGCCGGGTCAAAGTAATTTTTAGGGTTATTCCTCCAACTGAAAGCTACGCGAGGTTTTGCGATCGCTACTTCCTCTTGTGCTTGGGCAACTATTTCTGATGCTCCAACATTACCCCGAAAATCGCTGATATTCAGAGCATTATACAGTTCAACCATTACCATGCCACCATGTGAGGGCATACAGTCGAACGCGGTTATGCGATCGGAGTTCATGAGTTTTTGGTTTAGTCTATCTCTGTAGATTTGATCGCAAACTTGATAGAAAATCAAGATTCTGGGCAAGTCTACTTTTTCTAATTTTGGTGGTGTGGCTGTAGCGTGTCCCTTCTCCCCATTTCTACTTCCCCAATATGCGCCTTTGGGGCGATTCTCGATGTCAAAGTAGATTAATCCTAGTCCTACGTGCTGTTTGCGATATTTTCTTAGGGTGTTTTCACTGTGGCACGCGCCTTTCCAGTTTTCCTTCATGTATTCCTGTAGCCACTCAGTAGCCACAACAATTTCTAGTTTTCCTTGGTGTGAGCAGTTGAGCAGGTTGTTCCACTCTGGATAACTAATTCTGTATTTGTCCACTTCGTAGTAGAGCGCTCCGTGATTTATGGCGGCTCTCCAAGCGTAGGCGTTAAACATCCCCATTTGAGTTAGGAGTTGTTTGTTGTCTAAGCTGTTGGCAAATTCAAACGCCAATTCGCGGGTTTCTAGGATTTCTTGCTTGGTAAGTACAGTCGTACCTTGTAATTGAGGCAGGTTTGCAGTATGATTCATTTATTATTTCCTCGGTCTGTGGTAGAGGTCGAGCGGGCAGATAAAGAAAAACGTCTTAGTGTCGAAAACACTGGGGCGTTTTGTCCGTTATGCACATTGTGACGTACTCCACACACTCCCTTTCAGGTGAGTGTAGGCTTCTCAGTGACTCCTCTATGAGGACATTAACTGAGCTTTAAGACCGTGCGCCCCACGGTTCTTTGGTTTTGAGATTTGTTTTTTGTTTTGTAGGCTGCATTTCTGCATTTAATTGGACTACACCTACTTTTTTATAATAACATAAAATCAATATTTTGTTCGTTTCGTCGCTGTAGCCTTCTTTGTTTTCGCTACGCTCAAATACAATTTGGGCTACGCAACTCAACTCACGCGC